AGAGCCTTGTCCGTATGTAATTGTTTGAAATCCTTCAGCGTGTGAATACAGTCCACTTGCAATTGTTTGAAATCCTTCAGCGTGTGAATACTGTCCACTTGCAGTCGTTTGGTTTCCTTGTATAAAATTACTCGCCGTTAAATTGGTAAAATTACCTAAATATTTTCCTATATATTGTGAAGCTGTTATAGAATGAGGGATGACGCTAGAGATGGGGTTTGATACATAAAGTATTCCTGTTTTATAATCAAAATACCAATTTATTGCGTTCGCGTCAAATATTCTAGTTCCATCTGCAGCACGTATTTCAACAAGGTACTCAGCTCCGTATTTATCACTTATGAAGTTTTTTTGAACAAAAGATGCACTAATTTTTAAAAACTCAGCGTTAAAATTAGTTGTTCCTGGAACATATCCACTTCCTGATATAACATGATATGTATTATTACCATAAGCATAGTCTTTAGTTAACACAGATTGTATTTTTCTAGCAATTTGTGAGGTATATGCAGAACTGGTTGAACTCGGAATAATATCTGTCCAAACATCTCTAGGGCTGACTTCTATAGTTGAATCGCCAAATTCTTCATAAAACTTTCTAGTTGAATTTGTAAATTTTCTGTTAATTAACTTTTTAAAAGCTAAATCTGATTTATCTGAAGTTGATAATGACATATGTTGTTTTTATATATTAAAATTTATTTTAATTAAATGTTATAGTGAAATCGTCAATATAATTATTGTTAGCGGTTTTAAATCGAATCCACAATATTACATTAAAATTTGTAGTTGCGGTTCCAAGCGTCCAACTGCATATTATTTTTCCACTATTAACTGTTGGAGCGGTGCCGATAAAAGAACCAAAAACTTGTTGTCCTTCTACAATACTATTGTCATTAAAAGTTCTTCCTAAATCGTATATTTCTGAAGATGCAGTTTGTGACGTTAACAATACACTTGATGATTTTATTAATGAAACTTGTAGACCAGTTGTATCGGATCCCCACTTGTTTATTTTATCGAATAGAGATCCAACAACCGACATGGTTATACTACCGCCCGAACTGTTAGAACCTGATATTCTTCTAAAATAATTTGCGTATCCCGTGCCAGAAGAACCTGAAGTAAAGTTACTGTAACTTCCACTCCCGTTCGGCGCTCCACCTGCGATTAATCTTCCATTCTGAACCTGAAGTTGAGGTGGATTAGTTAAAATACTGGCCGTTAAATTACTCGATGACGGAAACTGATTAATACTGGCCGTTAAATGTGTTACTCTATAATATTCATCTAGAAAATGTTCGGTGACTGAACTCGCCGCATTGGTAGAAATTGACGCGGGATTTCCATAATTATTTATCGGATATATAGATCCGGTAATGGTAGACGTAACCGAACTTTTTCCTGGTTTTGAAGCGGTTACAATTATTGTAGGAATAGTATTATAAGAAGATGTTACATTTGACGTTGTATTGGCCGTCGTAGAAACCAAGACTCTTATGGTGTCATTATAATTTGGAATAGTTGCGCTTCCTGTAGATGTTGAAGCTCTCCAGTTAGATGGATTTCCTGAGCTTATCGTCAGCGGATTTGTAAGATATACAGGATTATGTAAATTACTAGCTGTTATAAATGTATTACATACAATTGAACCGCTTAAATACGGTATTCCACTTAAATATTTTAAAGTAGGATTGCTAGTAATACTCGCGGAGATAGATGTTAAGCTTTGATTGGGAAAATTGTTGGTGGAGTCGTTACTAGTATACCAAACTGTAAAAAGGCTACTAGTATTAGCTCCGTTATCTGCTGCCATTACGAAAGAATACGAGCCAGTATCAATTAACGAGGCTGATAATGATGCGGAAGTTTGCGTCCAAAATGTATTATATCTTTTAGTACCATTAATAAATAATGTGGGTGGTACTCCATTACCTATTGAATTCGAACTTGACACTATAGACGCAGTAGAGTTTCGTAAAGGTACAGTTGAACCCGCGTTTAAATTAATAAGTAAATTACCTTTTACACCGCTAGCAGTTACACCGCCTTTTAAATTAGAGAAATCTGAAAATTTTCCTGATCTAAAATGTGATGACGATGGGCTTACATTATAAAAAGGCGAATGTAATTGAACTCTTGGTGCAGAAATAATAGTTGTTACATCGGACCCTGCAACAGAAGATCCGCTATACCATTCAGAATTTAATCCGCCGGCAAGTTTTCCTGAAAAAAATGACATATTCGATGCAGATAGAGACATGCCTGTTAAGGTGCCTGCTTTAGGTGGAGCCAGATCTAAAAATGCCTCACTAATTTCATCTAAAGCGTCTGCAAGATTTGTTTTACTTGTAAATTCGTCAAAAAATCCATCTCCATATGAATTATCATTAGGAACCCCTATATTAATTTTACTAGCAGATAATTCGGTTAAAATCCAATGATTTTGGAGGCTATCCCATAAAAATGACGAAGATGGATTTGGGCTGCTACCTGAATCTATAACCTCTATACCTGCATATCGTTTAGCCGGAGCGTTTGTATTTAATAAAATTGTATTATCTCCTAACTCTACTGTGCTTGAAGAAACGATTCTTTCAGCGACTAAACTTCCTGTTATATATAAGTTTCCAGTAATGAAAGAATCGCCTATTATTTGTATACCATTTTCTCTGAAAAGTTCGTCTTTTAAAGTTCCGAGAGTTATATTTTTATTGACAAAATCATTAGCGGCATTGTCGAATTGAAGAACGGGCATTTTGTCGGTATCATTTAAAGACGATGTAGAAATAGTACCGAATTGACTTAATTTAACTTTTAGTGCCATAGTATAATATAAATATAATATAAATATAATTTAAACGGACATAAACTGTGTTTTTTACTTCAATTTAAAAGTTAAATAAATATAAAATTTATTAAACTAAATATTTGTTATGATTCTTTAAAAAGGAGTGGAATCATCCGGATCATCCGAATCATCCGAATCATCCGAATCATCAGAATAGTCTCGCATGTTGTCAAAATCTTTTTTAGTAAAACCAAGGTGACTTACCAATGAGATTATAAAAAATAACATTTCTGGTTTAGTTAATTTTTTTTCAAATTTTAACTTATAAGCAAATTCTGCGGCGTCTTTATAAATTTTAATTGAACTTTTATCATGAACGTTAAATTCGCTTTTATTTTTAATGATTAATCCTGGAATTTTATGAGTTTTTATATAATTGTCGGTATATTCCACGATTTTTTCTTTTAAAATTTCATCAAAATCGTCGGTGTATGAATTTTCTAATTGTATATTTTCTTTTAGTTTATTTATTTCTTTTGAAGAAATATATTTAGAAATACTAAAATTTTTTAATATTTTTTCTTTATTTAGAATATGATCAACGTTATCCATCATCTATAAATAGATATTAAAATTTCTGAACAGTATCTCTTGCGGATCCTTGTAATCTATCAGGATCATTTAACCATCTTTTTCTGTCTTTTATTTTTACCCAAATTCGTCCTGATGTAAACGAACAATTATAACAAAACACCTTCATGTTTTCGAGTTTATGATTTTTTTCGTTATTGTCCTCGAATACTAATAATAATGGAATTTTATTATCTGTTAATCTTCTTTCACAGTAACCACATTGTTCACATGCGGCAGGTTTTAATCCTGATCTAATAAGTCTGTCTTTTAATTTCCAAAGCGGATAATCTGGAAACTTACCATTTAAAATGTCGTCAAGTGGATATTTTCCTGTTTTTGGATTTTTTGTTTTTAGTACACCTCGGCCTGATTTGTTTGTAAATGTGGTGTGTAAATTATAAAGTTTGGCATATTTTTTATAACACGCATAACTGACATTCAAATGCTTGGCCGCCTGTGCTGCGCTTTTTGATTTTGTTTGTGCTTCTTTAATTTCACTTTCTAATAATGGAACTGCGCCTTTTCCTCGTTTTCTTTTAAGTTTAAAAGGCTTTATAGTAAAATTCGAATATTTTGTAAGTTTTATTTCTTTTGCTACCTCTTCATTGGTGGGGATGTCTGTTTTGAGATTGTTCAATTCTTTTTTTATCGAATCTAGTTCTTCTACTTTTTTTGACAAAGTAGACACTTGTTCCAATAAAGATTTAAGTATTGCGTCTTGATTTTCTTGTTGCATATTAACCTCTTATAGGTTCATATTTTAAATCTATCCTAGTTTGATTTTTGAAATTGGATCTCAAGTTTTCTGCATAAGTATAATATCCGGCATTCATTAATATTTTATAGGTATTATATATAAAAACGTTTTTTCCTGATTTGAGTTTGGCTTCCATAAACGGAGATACCGTCATATTTTTATCTTTTATATTATCCGTTATTGCTCTAGTACATGCTTCTCCTAATACGTCATCAAACGTATCATCGTCAATTATTAAATTTCTTTCCCAGTTAGCACTGTGAACCCATACTTTTTTATTTGCCATAATTCAAATCTCCATCATTAAGTAAATCCAAGTTATTTAATTTTATATTCACCGTTTCACATACTTTTTCTTCTACGGTGTTAGCCACAAATACAATTTTTTGTACAGATTTGCTTTTGGCGCTATCTCGCCAAACTCTACCAGTGGCTTGTCGCATTTGTACGGCCGAATAAGATGGTGAGATTAAAGAAAGTCTAGGATAATTTCCATTTAAATCGTGTAAAGAAAGGCCTGCTCCACCTGCCGCGATATTAACTAATATAATTCTTTCTTTATCTGCTTGAAAATCGTCGATATGTTTCTGTCTGTCTTTATCGGAAACAATTCCGTTTACAATACATTTGGTGTTTAATCTTTTAGAAATAGCTTCAATGCTTTCAGTAAAATTCATGAATACCACTACACTCATACCATTTTCTAATCCTTCTTCAATCATTTCAATAAATAGAGGTACTTTTACTAATTCAATTTTTTGTCTTGCTCTAAGAATTGCCGTTAACTGTGAACCATTATCTTTGCTTTCTTTTTTTATTTTTTTGCTTAATTTTAACAATTCTCTTTCCATTTCTTCATACAACGCGATTATTTTCTTTCTACTTTCTTCTTCCATATTATAACAATCCGCAATAATTTGGCTTTCTGGAAAGTTTGGAATTGAATCGCGGGTCAAACGAACTCCCCTATCTACAAAAATATCTTTATGTAATTTAGTTAAGACTTCTTTATTTCCTCGATATTCTAAACCAAATCGTCCTTTTACTACGCCGTGTCTATATAACCACGTATAATATTGTTTATTATTATCAAATAATTTTAAACACATTCCCACCGTTTTTAATTCTAATGGATTGGTTGCATTTGTAGCACTACAAAAAATCATTTTATAACCACTTTTTAATGCAGATATACACGTTTCGCTATTCTTAGTTTTAGATCCTTTTAGTTTTTGACTTTCATCCCAAACAATTAATGTGTTTTTGGAAATCTTCCACGTAAATTCATTTACGTGAGTTTTTTTATTTCTTACAAATGATGCTATCGGAGACTCATGTTTTCCCAATCTCAAAGATTCGTAATTCACGATTCCTATCAACTTTGAATTCATATTAAAATGATTTTTTATAACTCTTCTCCAAGATTCCATGACGGCTTTTGGACATACAATTAATATATCCATATCTAGCTCTCTGGCTACTCCACATGCCGTATAAGTTTTACCCACCCCCACATCTGACCCATCTATTGCACAGCCCCATTTTTTAATTGCTGCGCACATCTTTCCAACTGCTGTAATTTGCCAAGATCTTAATCCTGTATTTATCTTTACCTCTACAGGTTCTAATACGAATTCATTTTGTTTTTCTATAGGTTTTAAATGTTCATATTCTTTAAAAAGATGTTTTTCTGGTTTAGTTTCATATAAATACCACCCCTCATCTTTCTTAGAAACACCGTAGCCTTTATCTTTAAGTTTAAATGAATTTTGTCGCCAATAATTAAAGAACGGAGATAGATATTCTTTTTCAATTAACCAATCTCTTTTCCACCAAATACCATATTCAGTCTTATATGAATAAGGCTCTGACCATTTTATGTTTAAATCTAACATCACTCAGTTACCGTATTCTTTTCTATACTTATTATGATTTATCGACTCATGAATATTGGTTCTAAGATATTGTCCAGCTCTTATTACTCCAATATCAAAATGTTCAGAAAGAGAACTAACAAAATTAGCGCCTTCCTTATCATCATAACCATATCCTAAATCAATCAAATTTTGCATATATTGTGATCTCGTCAAGGAAAACTTCCTACGAACAGTTCCCTCTAAATGATTTATAATTTCTGATAAATTGTCAAAAGATATTGGCGTATTGGATATTGTAGTATCTATTATATAAAATTTCATAATTTATTATTAATATATACTTTATGGGTAAAATTACAATTAATTATATTTTCCAATTCATTTCTTTTAAACATTCTTTTACCGCATCTTTATCTTTTTCATCCAAGACCTTACTTAAATTTTCAAATAAATCTTCTAGCGTATATTTTTTATCATCGGATAACATTTTGTTTTTATTTTTCATATCTTGAATGGTATCAACAATTTTATCTAATGTCACTTTGTATTTATCGTAATGTTGTTTATCTACGAAATTAGACATAGTAAAAGATTTGGGTGTTATTGATTTTATTAAAAACAATATACTACTGCCTATAAATTCAAATATTTTGAATACTGCAGCTGCTATAGGATTTGACATCGCAGCTAGTTTTAAAATAAAAAACATAACTGCAAATATAAGAATTCCAACCAATAAAGATGTAATAAATTTTTTAACGCCATAAAATATAGCCCCTAAACCAAACCACTTATCAAGTTCATTTACCTTTTGTGTATTTTCATCATTTTTTTCTGCAATTTCAGAACTTAACGCTTGATACTCTTTGGATGTTTTATCTAACTGTGATTTAAGTTTACTTCTTTCAGACTGAAGATATTGAATTTCTTTGTCTAGTTTATTTAATTCAGCTCTGCCTTTTTCTCGTTCTATTTTTACCGCCGAAATTAAATCATCTACGATTTTTTGAATTCTTTTAAGATCGTTAATTTCAGGATTACCAGCTATAGATACGACCCGTTCATTCAATTCTTTTGCAACTTGAACTTCTTTAGATGGATCTTTTTCTTGATCTAACGCGTGATGTGTTCCTGCAGCTAATATGCCTATTTGATTCAATTTTTTATCGTTATTAACCGACAACGCATCTTTTTTACTTTGCATTTCGTTTGCTTTATCATTTAATCGGTCGGCGGATTCCGTAGTTGACCGTTTAAATAAACTTATACAGCCGGTGAAACAAAATACCGTCACCATTAAAAATAATATTAATAATCTTTTCATAAAATTTAACCTTTATATTTTTTATAACACTAAAATTAAAAATTTTAACAATCTTTCTATTTTTTGGGTTCATAGCTCACTCTAACAGGAGCGTTTCCTTTTGATGACGACCCCTTTTTTCCGTGTCCAGCCTTTCGTTGCGCAGACTTTTTTCTTCTAACAAAAGACGCACGTCCTTTTTTACCAAGTTTTTTTGCATATTTTTTGCCTAAGCAAGCACTATAAGAGCTACCTTTTTTAGCGTCTCCACACTTACCGGTTTTTTCTCCTTTACTGTTGTATCTGTCCCATCCACCGCCTGAAGAACTACCTTTTGAACCTTTTCCGAACCACGCTCTCAATCCTCCACTATATTTTTCTTGTACAGAGTCTATTTCCTCTATCTTAGCCAACAGTTTCTCTTCAATAATATTTTCCATATAGTTTTATCCGTTTAATAATCGTTTATCTTTTTTATTTAAATTTGGAACCTCATATATTCCCATTTTATTCTTTAACATCCTCAATGCTGCGGCCGGTGGTATATTTCCAAAATTAGCCGCCAAAATACCATATTTTTTACAAAATTCTTCCAATTCTATAACGTCAGACTTATTGTGTTCTGTCGGAATTAATTCTACATCTAGTTCTTTTATTTCTTTTTTCTTTTTATTTAAAAACGCTGCATAAATAGGATCGTCATTATTAACAGAATATACGTTGTCACACCCAAATTTCGATGTTGTAAATTTTGAATTTTCGGTATTATAATTTATAGACTTATATTCATTCATAATTATTTTTTACTTTTTTTATTAGGCGAATTCAACTTTAAAAATGTATGTAGTCCTATAACCGTAGTTACTTTCTCAGAATCATACCAGCTAGGTAAACTAGATGTTTTTGATTGTTTTTTAGTTAAAGCTACATTTAGAAAATGGTCGGCTCCACCGGTGATATCTTTTAATTCTCCACTTCTAGCTTTTGAAACAATCTCCAATGCAAGAGTAAACTTTGAATGCGTTCTTTTAGAATCTATAAAATTTTTAACACTCTTTATGTCGGATTTATCTATTGCATTCCACCCACTAAATTGTTGTGGTTTTAGACATTCAGCTCCCACTTGACTAAAATTGCCTTTAGCACGATTCATCAATACATTCATCACGGCAGTCATTCCCCTTTCCGCGTCCTTTTCTCCACCAGCCTCATCAACTAAAGTTGAAGCTATAACATCTTCATATGTATATGGGTGTGTTGGCGTCTTTACTGTTTGTGTCTTTGCTGTTTGTGTAATTTTGTCCGGTTCGACTGGTCCGTTCGCAGACACTTCAGGAGAACCAACTAATGATCCTGCTACTGCGGCCAGACCTAATATTTTATTGAAACCTTCATCTAGTTTTCTTCCTTGTGGACCAAAGTGATCAAGGTGGTGATACACATCATCTAGATATTCACCAGCTAAATTTAACTTAGCTTTTACCCAGTCTTCTAATTGAGTGTTTGGTTTTAACATACTTTCTAGTTCTTTTGCGTCATTATTTAATTGTTTTAATGCTCCTATAGCCATACTACTATTTTGTTCTTTTAATAGTTCACATATAGCTTCTTTATAATATTCTTTAACAGATTTACTTGATGTTTCCCCACCAGCTTGTCTTTTTCTACGAGCCGCACAATGTGCTTTTTGACTAAATCCTTTTGGGTTACTACAATTTATACTCTTTTTATACTTATTTGACCACTTTTCTTGTATATTGGTCTTATCCTTTTCTTCATTATAAAACTTAAGATAATCTCTTACAGTAGCTACATAATCACACGCATGATTCAATTTAGCCTTTACCCAGTCTTCTAAATTATCATTGACCGTAAACATTGACTGTAATTTTTCACTATAATCTATGATTTTTGTAATATCACTCTGAGCCATCTCGGCGTTTTCCGAAGTCAATTTATTCGCATGAGGGTTTTCATGATTGACAGGATGTTCTAGGTCGCCCAACCCAGTTGATTGACTATCTAGCCATTGTTTGTGTGTTAATTCCTTCATAGATAATCTTCTTAATTGTTTTGCATATGCAGGTGGAAGCACAGGTGCAAGTAAATGGGGTGTTAAATCAATTTTTGAATTAGTAGTTGGTGTTGTTATCCGATCATATGGTTTATAATCTTTTTGATTAGAAGGAAACTCAAAGAGAGTATTATCATAAGATAATCCATTCTGTTTCATAAATTTATCTAATAATCTCCGATTGTTATCTACAGTGGATTTAGAGTTCCAAAAAGATATAAACGAATTTGGTGAATGTTTCCACAGCCGGCCACTAAAAATAAATTCATCTCGAGCCGTGTTATTTTTTATTAAATCTGGCTTTATTAAATGAATTAAATTTGCTAAACTTTCATGATCAAGCGCAATTTTAATATACTCTCGATATTTTACTTTTACCGGCTCTGAAATGTCGACGTCTCCTATTTTTAAGAAAAAATCAGCGCCAGAATTAGCGGTTTGTGCGATATATGATTTTCCAGCAGGAGTTTTGAATGCAAAAAAAGTTACTCCTCGTTGCCACTCAATCGTCTCATCAGGCAAAATTAATCTATCTGGAGATTCATTTAACATATTCACATTCTCCAGCCTCCACCTTTTGATTTATACCACTTGGCGGCCCATCCGTTGGCATAAGCTGAGGGATAGACGTCAAATTTAGATCTAGCGGCAGATTTAGCTCTGGCCCAAAGCGCAGGATTAGTTGGCTTTGGTTTCTTAGACTTTTTCTTAGATTTCTTTTCATTTAAATTACAATCACATCCTTTTGTATTATCAGAACTGTGATCTTTTTTTATTATCGGTTCACTTCTACGACCCAAAACTTCTCCATCAGATGTATCTCCAATGGTTCCGATTGCGTTTTTTATTATATTGTTTGAGTTTCCTATTCTAGGTATATCATTTATAGGATGATCGGCGTCTCCCAGTCCTGAATTTGTTGATGGAATAAATTCTTTTGCTAGTCCTGCCTTTACCAATTTAGTATAATATTTAGGATCTTTTGCCAAATGATCTAAGGCTATTTCGGTAGCCACGTTTATATCGTTAGTATGTTCCATCTCAACTTGAACACCTGTAGATAATTCCGAGGTATCTACATCCTCAGTAGCTGTGGTATCGCCACTGCCACCTTTTAATTTATTATTTTGTTCAGATGGTTTGTTTTCAAATTCACTAAAAAAATCTTTATATTTCATAGATTCATCCTTTAATTTTTCAAAAGTTTTTCCGGTATCATATCCATAATCAATCATCCATCGTCTACCTTTCATAGCAGGATGTCCAATTATCGGGTCATTTAATTGTTCTTTACCTAAAGTTTTATAATTATTTGCCATAATTTCTTTTAGACTTTATTTTTTCTTCAGTTTGTCTATACGCATCAACAACTCTTTTATCCACGTTTCTGTTTTTCAATTTGGAATTTTTTTCAATTATACCGTCAAAAATTTGTTTAAAAATTTGTTTTTTACCAATACCCGCCTCTTTAGATTCCTCGATGGCTGGTGTTGCGTTGTCAATTTTTGACTTTACTTCTTCTGAGGAAAGTTTTTCTCCTGTAAATGTGTCACCTTCTTCCGATTTGAACCAATAAATTCCATCAGGAGACACATTCTGCAAAACCATTTTGCGGCCATCGACATACAGAATGGATTCAACTACATGACCGGGAACTGAAACTTTAATTATTTCGTCGAAATCAACAAATGAACCGAAGTATTTACGTTTGCCGTTACCCAACGAGCGGGTCTTTGAAATATAAACGTTATTCGATTTTCCTTTGGTTTCATTGATGACAACCCTTGACGATTCTTTCATAAAATTATCGTCTATATTTAACATATTTAATTTTGAATAATACGTAGGGTCTTTTTTTAGATTATCAATCACCATTTGTTTTGCGTATGATTTATTTTTATAAAACATACGTTTTAATTCATAATTTAATCCGCACAAAATTTCATCAGGAGTAACTTTGTCTTTAATGAAATCTATATCCTTTTGATCGGGTCCGGTAACTCGTGTAGAAGTATAAGAATCTATTTTATTTTGACCGGCAGGATAAAAATTAATTGGATGTTGAGAGACATCCGGCGAGGTATAAGTAGAAACTCCAGGATTTACAATTCCTGAAGTGCCGTATGATATTCCCGTGGCCATTCTATCCCCAAGATCGGTTTCGTTTACACTTTGATTCATAATGCATAAATATCAAATAAAAATGTATTTATACAAACTAAAAACTATCTTTTACAGTGACAACTTAATTATTTTATCTATAACCATTTTCTAGCAGTAAAAATTACAAGAAAACCAACAAAACTATAACTTGGGTTGATCTAGCTATGTCTCATCTATATTCAGGTAATAATAGTCGCCATCTTCTTAAATCTATAGGTTTTATTCCTGAATCTATCTTTTTTATCATTTCCAATGCTTCGTCTATGGTATTATAGATATAATGCGGTGGAAGTAATCCCATTAACCAAAGAGGAGTCTGTTTTTTGTTATTTACTACCAAAAAAATCGGTTTTTTTTGTTGATCGGCTATCACTATTTCATGCATTGTTCCAAAAGTGGGTTTTTGTATTTCAAGATTGACAATAATATAATCCGATAAGTCTATAAGTCTTAAATCTTTTTGAACTACTCCCCTCATATAATTATGAACATATTCGTAGTCTTCATTTTCTCTTGCCAATTTTAATTTTTTTCTATCTTCATCCGCCTCGTTATTCTGAAACATAAACATTGTATCTAGTGGAGACAATACTTTAATTTCTAGTTTTTCTAATTCATTAGCCACATAACTTCTCCAATTTGTTGCGTCATTGGTATACTCCATGTTTCCGGCCAAATACACCTTTGTATTTTTTAATATGTTTTTCATTTTGTGACGGTTTTCAATATTGAAGCTATACATGCCATAAAAGTGATTTCTTTGTCTACAACCAAACTGCTTTGATGAATATACTCAGCAATTGTAATTATTACACTTATGTCTTTTCCCCGAGCATATTCCGATACTTTATCATACATAACAGAATAATATTCTTCAAATATCTTTATATCATTGTCGGCCACTAACTGTCTAATAGTATTGAACGAACTTAATGTGTTATTTGACGTTTTTAATAAATCTATTAATTTGTTTTTAACGTCGACGCCTACTGCGTTATACGAGTTTACCTTCAACTTTGAATCTAAAGTGTTTTGTTGAGCAAAATTAAGTATCTTACGAATATCAGGATAATAATTGTTTATTATACTTCCAATATCGTCTAATGTATATTCTACTTTTTCCATATCTAAAATTTTCTTTAAGTGTATGGCAATTTCTTTTTTACTGATAGGGTTTATTTGATAAGTTTGACATCGTGAAATAATTGGCGCGATAATTTTCTCTTGATAATTACAAGTTAATATAAATCTTGTAGTCAGACTAAAGGTTTCCATCAAGTTTCTCAATGCTCCCATTGCTTCGGCACTTAAAAAGTCACATTCATCTAGAATAATTACTTTTAAATTATTAAATCCTGTTGTTGATGCGAATCCCTTTATTTTTGTTCTTACACTTTCTACACTATTTTCATCGCTTGCGTTTATGTACATTACATCACACGGTATGTTTTTTGTAATTAATTTGGCCAGAGTGGTCTTTCCTACTCCTGCGGTTCCGTAAAACATTAAGTGGGGAATATCTTTTTTATCTATAAAAGATTTTACTGTTTCTTTAAGATGTTCACTTCCAATATAACCATTCAACGTATCAGGTCGATATTTTTCAACCCAAAGATAGTGCACATCTTGTTTTTTTATTTCTTCTTCAAATATAAAGCTCATATTGATATGATCACATAAAAATACACATATGTAAATTTTTTTTACATATGTGTTATTGTCTAATATACATTAGTCTAGACTTTTAATTTCAACCATATAATATGTAGATTCAAATTCGTCGTTTGTAAACGTAATGGTAGCTAACCCACTGTTGCTGACTTTTAGTACGGCTGATTCACAGTCATTATTAACCGCCAATATTTCTTTAAAATACGTTGCGTTGAAACTTAAATTTTTATCAACGGTTTTTTTGTCATTTAAACAGTTTACCGCAAGTGTGATACGATTGCTATTTAATTTAGAATATCCCATCACCATTTCTAATTTCTTTTTCTTATTCATTAATAAAGTAAAAGTGTCAACTTCAGGAAGAGCAGATTTAGCTTTACAAAATCTTGTTACAAACTCCGAATTAATTTCAATTTCTGCGTTAAACTCAGGAAGTTTTTTCAAATTTGGAGCGGTAGGAATTATATTTAAATCGGCCGTTATAAATTGGGCCTCCGCATTTGTATCCATAATACTCAATGAAGTAATTTTATTATCTTTTTTATTAAGATTCAAAGTAACATCATTATCCATTACAGATAACATCTTTACCAATTTACCTGTATCATACACACCGATTTCGGAATTTTCTTCTATTGCTTCAAAGTTCTTTTGTGTTACATCCAATAACACATTTTTTTCTTCGGTAATACTCTTAGTGTTAAGAATTTTCTTATCTGAATCCACCATCCATTTTACCGAGTCGATTACGCCGTTCAAAGAATATTTTTTGATAAATTTTTCGAGTGTTTGTTTTTTCATATTTTTTATATTTTTTATACTGTATTTAGATTAACATGGTAAGTTGAAGTTGTAAACTTGTTTTATAGTTCAAAAAACTGTTCTGAGTATTTGTTTATAGGAGTGAGTTTAAGGCCAGTCAAATCCAAATCTCCCAATTTTCTAAATACCAGTAAATATTTATGTGTTTTTAAGGTTATTCTTTTTGAAGCACACTTAAGTTTTTATATTTCATATATTAAAAATTAAAGAACTCTTCTGCCTTACGACTTTCAACGCTTGGATAATCCCATTTTAAAATCGAATAAAAGTCGGCCAATTTGGTTTTTAACTCTTGTTCATACATCGCATTTCTGTCTACGTATTGTTCAATGAACTCTATTATTTGTTTTGGATCTGTACCGTCGGCTTTCATCGCCAACGCGTCTATACCAAATTCATTTTGTTTTATATATACCCATTTAATTTTTTGACCATCAAAAATTGGAGGAATGAATTTATTTAATTTCCAATAGCCTATCAAATCGTTATACATTAGTGCAGATTTTACTTGAGCCGGCGTTCCTTTTATCGTTTGAAATGGTTTTCTAGTTTTTGGATTATAAGTTTTAATTTTATCTTGACTAACAAATTTTACGGATGTGTTTTTTGCTAAATCAATAACCGGCACATTTTTTAATTCCTCAACAAAATTAATTATAGAATTATCTATTTGTCTAGCGTCAACCTTCTTAAGAATATTTATTAAAAATTCATTCATGAATTTCCTAAACTTGATAGGAAAACTTGTTCTAACCACGTCGATTCCCTTAACTTCAAGTTCATCACATTCAATACCACCTTTATTTATGATGAATTGACAATATCGTTTTTTCGCCAACCAAAAACTACTCTTGGAAATCACTTCTTGTTTAGCATCAAATCGATGTTTGTCAATATTAAAAAATCGTTTAGCCATCACATTATAAAAATCATTTACAAATTGTTGAACTTCGGATGTGACTTTTAAAATAGCACAAGTCATTTGAGATTCGTCATTTCTATCAATATCAGGCATGGTTTTTTCTATAATAGGCACAGCACTAGAAAAACAAGAATCGGTATCAACATATATCACGTAATCACCATCTTCGTTTAAAACTTTTTTATAATAAAGATTTATAGCTTTATTTGTGGTTTTAATAATATCCTGACCTGTTAGTGTTACTGCTTCCGCATTGTTTCTGTTATAAAATCTAAATACAGGCAATCCCAATACTCCATAAGCACTATTTAGTAGAATTTTTTGAACTCTTTGTCGACCATCAAAAAATTCATACTTATCCCACTCTTTTTTATCCGCGTGATTTTTCGCTAATTTTCTTAAATTTTTTCTCTCATCGAACCACTTAATTAAAATCGAAGGAATCAAGCCGACTTTTTCTGTATTATACATCACCCCATTTGATGCGATTGATAATTTATTTTTTGACAAAAATTCTTTAAATTCTTCAGATTCGTATTTTGTTCCTGATATACTTATATCTTTCAGTTCTCCTTTCAAATATTTTTCTATATCCCAGTTATCCACTTTTGAAATAACTGTTTCAGGACTAATATTTAGACTAATCATTATATTTGGATACATAGATGTCAAATCCAAATCAAATACCCAATCATATCTTCCTGGAATAGGGTCTTTTACGTAAGCTCCTTCAAATCCCTCTTGTTCACCATTTTCGACGTCAGTTAATTCGTCGGTTTCAATCAAAGGTTTATTTGGTGCCACCAATCCATTACGACGAAGATAAATTAGCATCGCACCTTCAATATATCTACTACTTCTACCGAAACACTCATACGGAACGTGGCCGGTATGGCAAATGTTTCTAGCCAAATCTATAAATTTTAATTTTTTATCAATCGCTACCACAATTTTAACGTCGTTTAAGTTGTATTCAATATATTTGTTTATATCGTTTTTATACAAATCATTCAAACTACCTGTATAAGTAATTTTATCCATGCCTACTACTCTTTTACCCACCGCCGACAAAGCATAACTGGGTTCATTCCTCTGAATAAACTTCTTGTAGAGTTCCATATAATCCAAAACTGATACTCCTGCTATTACCAACTCACGAGAGAATTTGTTTATATAAACACATTTTATCGTCGACAATCTTTGAATTTCAGTTTTTCCCATTACTCTTACAATTCGATTATATAAATAAGGCATATCAAACTGAGCAACATTCCATCCAGTAAGAATAGTCGGTTGAATTTCTTCAATTTTTGTCAGAAATGCTGAAATCAACGATTCTTCATTATTAAATGATCGAATCTCTACACTGTCATTTGTGGAGTCTTTAATTTGCGCATCTTTATCTAAAATTAATGCAAGATATTTGTTTGTAATATCGTCATACAATGCAATTGCAGTAATTTTTTTGTCTCCTTCGTCTATGTTAGGAAATCCATCTTCAGTGTCGACCTCAATATCTAAAAATACAATTCTATGTCCGGTTGAGGGTTCGTCGGAATTTTCGTAAGCATCTATTAAAACTTTGGTGGTTATAGGCACATCGCTTTCAAACAAACTCGGATCTCTAGGAGAAAACTTTGTGATTTTTTCAAGCTCATCACCATATAAAGATTTATATCTTCCTCCGGATTTTCTTCTGTAAGCATAAGTTACGTCTGATTCAGGAATCGTCATTTTCCCCCGTTGGTCATCCCAAACGTAAATTATTCCTTCTTTTTTACTATGAAAAATATTTTGATACATTATTCTTTATTGTATTTGAAATTTTTCTTTGAGACAACTAAATATATGTCTTCCGGCCTCTGCAATCTGTGGTTCAGCGTTTTTAATTATAAATTCTAAATATTTAGTTTTTAAAAATGGAATTATAGATTTTGTGAATTCATAAGGTAAAATTCTAGGCTGAGTTGTATTTAGGATATACAACAACATATTTAACTCGTCTTCATTTAAGGAATTCAATCGTTCTAATTTCACGATTAAATTTTACCACCTAAAAAAAACATGTCAACGAATTTTTATCCCAATAACTTTTTTATCGATCAAAACAAACATTGTTTCGTTTGAAAGTGAAACCAAATCATTGCAACTCTGTGTAATAGTTTTAACGTCATCCGGTTGTATTGGTTTAATAACAGCCGTTGGTCTGCCGTTATTCATGGTATCCATTCCTTTTAGAGAAAGACTATAATATGTAGATACGTGTGCAAAATTTCCTTCTGCGATTTTTAATTCTTTACTCTCAATAACCTTATGAATTGTAGCAGATCCTTCAAGAACCGCGATCACCGTCGTTTTATCTTGAACTACTATACGAAACTTTCCGACTTTTAAAGTCATCGATACTCTAGGAGTTTGCAACATAAATATTCCGTTTGTGGATGTATTAACCACATCTAATACTCCTGACATTAAACTGAATACATAATTTTGGTTATCGCACACGAGTATCGAAGGTACTGTCGTATTATTTTTAATGGTTGATGAAAAAGTATGCAATTTTAGCTGTGAATTTTCATTCAAAGAAACTAATGTTCGATCTGAAAATTGAAATTTAAATGTGGAATTGGTAGTTGTTTCAAAATCAATCTGACAATTTTCGTGTTTATACGTATTTCCTAAAATTATATTGTTGGTTATAATTTTACCATCGTCTTGAAAAATCAGATTGTTTATCGTACCTACTTGTTTTAAAGGATAGTAAGACACGGTGTCTTGTGAAAAAGCTGACACAGTTAGTAATAAAAGAGTATAAATTATGTTTTTCATAATCAAATATAAGTAGTAGACATCTAAGATAAAAGATGATATTCATAAAGTATGGATGAAAATAATAAGAAAAAAGTAAGTTACTCTCAATATTCTAACTGGTTTAAATGTCCTCATAGATGGTATTTAGACTACGTAAAAAATCTCAGAACATTTGAGGGTTCGATAAATACATGCTTTGGCACCGCTATACACGAAGTTATACAAACTTATGTAGAAACTTTATATACAAAAGGACATGAAGAGGCCGAGAAATTAAATGTAAATGCACATTTTAAAGAGGTATTCGAGAAAGAATTGAAGAACGAAAAAAATGCAGTCAAATATACTGAAGAAGAATTTGTTGAATTTTGTTTTGACGGCGAAGATATTTTGACCACCTTTTTATCTACGGCGAATCGACTTAAACATTTTCCCAGTAAAAAATATGAATTTATAGGCGCAGAATTGCCCTTGGAAGTTGATATAAAAAACAATGTGGTATTTGTAGCATTTATAGACTTGGTATTAAGAGATAAAGAAACAGGAAAATATAAAATAATTGATTTTAAAACTTCTTCAAGTGGTTGGAACAGTTATATGAAAGAAGATGAAAGTAAATATAGTCAATTGCTTCTATATAAGGCTTTTTATAGTAAGAAATTTAATGTGTCTCTGAGTGAGATAGAAGTGGAATTTTTAATTCTAAAGAGAAAATTATATGAGAGTGTAAACTTTCCACAAAGTCGTATTCAAAAATTTGTTCCAACAAATCATTCTCCCGCGATTGCACAATCTTTGAACGGATTTACTTTATTTATAAATGAATGTTTTAATTCTGATGGAACTTATAAGGTCGATGGAAAATATTTAAAAGTCCCTGGAAAAGGAAAGAAAAATTGCAAATACTGCAATCATAAAAAAGTAAATTGTGATGCAAAGGAAGATTAATATGTTGCTATTAAATTGCCGTCATTATAAAATTTCAAAAAAGAAACAGAGTGTTTTATTTTTATAGTATATGCATATGAACTTATATATGTTACAGCTATGTATTCATACATTTGTTTACATTCTTTTAGCTTTATTTCCTTTTCTCGGGGTTGTGCACAGTTGCATAAAGCAATATATTGATCTACAGTTTTTACAAAATTATCAAATGGAGAATTATTTTGTAATCCTGATTCTTTTATTAAATTATACAATTGTGTAAAATTGTTTATGTTCACTGTATATTAATTAATTTTGATAATAAATAGTAACTCGTCAAAATAATTAAAACGTGAAAACAATATATTCCTAAACTAAAAGTATAAAACAGAATCGGCAAACACAACCATACTGACAAGCATATTGGGCAAGTAATTAGTCGTGTAAAAAAATTATTGTGATATTTTCTTAAATATAAATGATAGTTTAATTCAAAATCTTGAAGTTTTTCTTTTTCAAATTTATCTACCTTAAATAATTTAGACAAACGAAATAATTTTACATATTCCAAAAATGCATCAGTTTTGAACCACACTATTAATAATAGCACAAAAATAAATATATAATTGTATTTCATAATATTTAATGATATAAATGTCGTATATATATATGTGTGTAAATATTAATTTGTTATGAAAGGAATTATTTTATCTGGCGGTAATGGTAGTAGATTATATCCGCTTACGACAGCAATAAACAAACAGTTGCTTCCCGTATATGATAAACCAATGATATATTATCCTTTAAGCACCATGATTGGGTGCAGCATAAGAGAATATTGCATTATAAGCACACCTGAATATTTGCCTTTGTATAAAAAAATGTTTGGCGCCGGACAACATTTGGGTTTGGATATTTGTTATAAAGTTCAAGAATACCCTCGTGGAATTTCAGAATCATTCATAATCGCGGAAGATTTTATTGGGAATAACGATGTGGGTCTAATACTCGGAGACAATATTTTTCACGGTCCAATAAAAATTAAATCTGATTTAAACGATGCGATTATATTCGCGTATCAAGTAAACAATCCACGTGATTATGGCGTAGTCGAATTTGATGAAACTAATAAAGTTATTTCTATTGAAGAAAAACCTATAAATCCAAAAAGTAATTTCGTTGTTCCAGGTTTATATTTTTATAACAATGATGTGGTAAAATATTCTAAAAAATTGAAACCTTCTTCAAGAGGAGAATTAGAAATTACCGATCTAAACCGAATTTATTTAAAACAGAATAGGTTGTCTGTTATTAAATTTTCTAGAGGCACCGTGTGGTTGGATGCCGGCACTCCAAGTTCTTTATATCAAAGCGGAGCCTACGTTCAGACTATACAAGAAAGACAAGGTATAAAAATTGGATGTGTTGAAGAAGAATGTTATAGAAAAAAATTTATAAATAAAAAACAATTATCTAATATAGTTGATAAGATGCCTAAGAGCGAGTACAAAGATTATTTAAACAAAATATTATGATTATATTATTCGGATCAAGTGGATATATTGGAAGTGAATTTAAAAGACAATTAGAACAATTAAATTTGGATTTTTACTGTTGGCCTAATACAGCAAACACTACTATTTTTCAATTAAACGAATGGTATAAAAATTTTGGATGTAAAAAAATTGATATTGTAATTAACAGTGCGGCTTATATAGGAAAACCTAATGTTGAAGTGTGCGAATACAATAAAGAATTGACTATATTAGGAAATATTGTGTGGCCTAATACTATTACTACTTGGTGTAAGATGAATAATATTCCATTGGGACATATTTCCTCTGGTTGTATTTATTCTGGTTGTAAATCTGATGGAGAATCATTTACTGAAGAAGATGTGCCTAATTTAACATTTATACAAAATAATTGCAGTTTTTATGGTGGCACAAAAGCATTATCAGAAAAAATAGTTAAAGAATGGGAAAACTCTTACATTTGGAGAATCAGATTGCCGTTTGATGAATGTGATAATAATAGAAACTATCTAACTAAATTAATAAACTACGATAAATTGTTGATAGCCGAAAACTCTTTATCAAATAGAAAAGAATTAGTTACTGCGTGTATAAAGACATTTACTAAAAAAGTTCCGTTTGGAATTTATAATGTAGTGAACGATGGTTATATTACTACTGAAAAAGTAGTAGAAAAAATTAAAAATACTATTAAAAAAGATAAAATATTTAATTTGATAACTGAAAAAGAGTTTTATAATACTATAAGTTCTCTTCCACGATCAAACTGTATTATAAGTAATAATAAATTAAAATCGGTGGGTATTAATATGATGGATGTATACGACTCAATTGATTACTGTCTATTGAATTGGAAATATTAATGTAATGTTTTTAAATTTGTTTCTGAATTATGTTTTATATAAGACCCCCATTTATATTTTGAATATTCGTGGCCGATCATTTCTGTAGTTTGTCTTTTCAAATTTGATTCTGAATTGATATTAGTAGTTAAACTGACAAAATGATAAAAATGTGTTCTGTATGTTCTTAACATTTTTAAACCTGCCAGTTGACATTTAAGAAAAAATTCCCAATCAGCAACAACTCCTAATTCATAATTTTCATCCCACCCTCCTAATTTTAAATAATCTAATTTCGACATAAATATAGGAGGAGTTGACCCGGTTTCTTCAATCACATTTTTGTTTATAGAATTTACATATTCCCATAAATTTTCCAGATCAAATGTTTTTGGATCCCTTCCTAAATTTGTAATTACAAACTGTTTAAACATACTAGGAATAGGTTCTATATGATTTGGTGTTAATACTGTATTTGGTCTATAATCTTCGTTTAAGATTACATCCCAATTTTTTGGAAATACATTATCATCGTTAACTAATAAAATGTTTTTAAATGAACTATTATATACTCCTAAGTTCATTCCTTTACATAATCCGACATTTTGTTCTAAGTTTAGAATTTCTATAGAATCTGCATATTTTTCTAATACATGTTTATTAAGATCATAAAATCCATCAACCACTACTATAATTTGATTTTTATATTTTTGACCTAGTACAGCCGATTTAATGCATAAGTCTAAAGACTCTGGCGATTTATATGTTGGTATTATTACAGAGATCACATTTAGATTACTTTTATGTCCGGCACTAAAATTATAAATTTATTTTCATAAATATTTTCAAGTGATTTGATAATATAATTCGCAAAATTATGCGCTAATATTAGAATATAATCTGGCGTTTTTTCTTTTAATATTTCTTTAGATACAATTTGAATTCCAGTTCCTGGTATAAACTTACCTTGTTTTATATCGGTGTCATCAATTACATAATCAATATGAGTGTAATCAATACCCATAGCGTTTAAGTATATACATCCTTTTGCTGCGGCTCCAAATCCAAATATAGTTTTATTCTCTTTTTTGATCGATTTGATAAAGTCAGAAGAACTTTTAATATGACTATACACATTATTACCCCAATTTAAATAATACTCTAAATTGTATTTCTTTTCGTGCGTTAAGAACTCTTCGACTGTATTATCTGAATTGAAATTTGAGTTTTTCTTAGTGATGATTAACCTCAAAGATCCACCATGCATGTTTTGTTTTGTGATGTTAACTATTTTTAGATTATGTTTTTCCATCAACATTTTAATTGGAGTAACTGAATGATAATACATATGTTCATGATAAATTTGATCAAATTGATTTGTTTCCATATTATGGATCCAATATGGAAACTCTAATAACCAAATTCCATTATCTGATAATAGGTGTTCTATTCCTTTTGCAAAACTATTTATATCTTTTAAATGTTGAAATACATTTGTTGATGTTATTACTTCAAATTTATTTTTTATAGTTAAAGATACTTCGTAATTAAAAAAATTGACATTGACAGGAATACCTTTTTCAAGACACAACTTTGTTAAGTTTTGTGAGGGGTCTATATTTAGAAGATTCAATTTTTTGTTTGTTGTATTTTTAAACATTTCTAATAAAGTTCCATCATTTCCACCTATGTCTGCTATGTTAATACCGTCTTGAACGTTCACATAATTTTGAATATATTGAAACATAGTTTTACAATGTGTATGATATGGTATATTTACTTGAGATTTAAATAAATAATTTGAAAACAATAGATTGCTATCAACGGCAAAGTCTAAGCTAGATTGTCCTGATGAAGGATAGTAATTTACATTTAGAGGAAATGTAGTCGCAGTAAGAGATTCTTCTTTAGTTAGACATAAATTATTTACTAAAGGAATTTCTCCTAAACTAAAGTATTTTATTTTATTAGTATTACCCGTAATCGGACAATTATTTATAACAGAATGATTATACATATTAAATTTTTTCCCACTCTATAAATGGACTTAACCAAGGCAATTCGCTATGTGTAGACTTTCCTGGCACGGAAGAAATTACAGATCTATCCTGAATTTGAACTAATTCACAAAAAGCGTCGTAGTCTCTTGGATACGATGTTAATAAATATTTTTCCCATATTTGTTTATCTTTTTTTATTGTAGAACCTTTTGATCCAAATGTCATTGTAGTTGAATTTGTTAATTTCCAATGAAAATGTTCAGTTCTTACTAATCTTGTTATTTCACCGCCATTTTCTATCTGTGGATTGCCGCCAAATTGAGCATCAATATACTTATCTGGACAATCATACAACGTAACATAATTTGCTATATCCAATCCCTCTTTTAAAGCTAGAAAACATCCATCTACATATAGGTAATCGTCTTCTGCAAAATAAACAAACTCATTATCAGCAACTTCTTCACATGCTCTATAAAGACAGTGACGAAATGAATGTGCGTTATTTAACGATGTATTTTCTCTTATTATGTTTGATTTACATTTTGAGTCTATAAATTTACTCAAATTTGGATCGTTAACATTATCTGCAATTATATAAATCTGATTTTCTGTTACATCAAAATATTTTAGAAAAATTTCTAAACAATGTTCTTTAGTTGCATTTGGTAATCTATTCTTTTTATAAGAATTATTGCTAATACGATAATATATTTTCATATTTATTGTTTACTTATAATCAGATAAATCGTAAATGCCTATAACATTATATCCTGGTTTATTTTGTAAAACCCAATCCGTAAATCTTGCTCCAATTAATCCTGCCACTACTGTAATTATTACATTTTTCATATGATTAAATTTCTATTACTGGTTGATCTGACCAATGTAAATGACACAAATTTCCAAATCTTTTATATAAAACATTTTTATGACTGCCATCTATTATTTTAGAAAATTTTATCAAATTTATAATTGAATCTATCTCTGCATCATTTAGTAACATATGACTGGATAGTTTGTTTTCAACTACGGTCTTTTTGAGAAATGATTCACAATCACAGTTTGGAATACATTCCCATGGTTTTTGATTTATATCTTTTCGATCTTTATATATTTTATACAATTCATATATAGATTCTTTATTCGGATAGAATTTTATTTTATTTTTTATGATATAAAAATAGGTTTGTGGGTAAAAATATTCTTTAGATTTGACCTTTTCTTTTAAAGTATTATTATCTTCATCTTTATTCTGAATAAAGTAATAATATCCTAAATTATTAATATAATAAAAGTCAGATGGAACGATGTCTATGTTGAATATATCAGTATTTACTATAGTATCGTTTGAAAATTTCCATATATATTCATATTGACCTAATTGACTTCCTCGTTCGTATATCACATATTCAATTAAAAATGTACCAAATGTATGACCTAAATTTTCTGAAAATATAAACTCTACAATAGAATCAGGAAACATTTTTTTTATTGTTTTTTCAGAAAAGTCGCATAGATTTTTGTCACCATTAACACTATAAATAATATAAGGAAATTTACTTAAAAAGTCTTTATTATATTCTACATACTCAAGGAATTTAATTACATCTTCTTCTTTTATTAAAGTTCCGACTGAAGAAAATATTGATTTTTTTAAAATGTCGTTTAGTGTCATAATTATATTTTAAATTAGGTAATTTATTAAATTATAGTAAAACAGTCATTTTTATTTAATTTAAACGATTCTATTACCCATGATATAATTTTTTTTCCAAAAACAGGAGTTAATACTTTTGGTAAATTATAGTCTGCAATTTTAAATCGTTCTCCTTTTCCTCCAAGTGGAATCACTATATTCATGTTATTTGAAATTTGTATTTTTTAGGATTATTCACAATCCTCTATTTTCTTCCTCTGTAAAGTCTCTATTATATCTTAAATTTGTGTTTTCTTGTTTTTCAATTGTTTTATTATGAATTAATGCAAAATCAAGATCCTCTGGAAATCTAGAATATGTCTTTGTATGTTCAATTCGTTCATGTAATTTTCTTTCCCATTTTATATATTCTTTATTTTGAAAAATTCTACTTTGATAATCCGGCCAATTAACAATCTTTCTATCTTTATATTCCGTCAGTCTCCATCCCCACTTATTTGCATGTTGTTGAGTAACACCAACAAAATCGTTAATTCTTGGAATCCAGAACAATTCAACATCTTCGTTTTCTTTCAAAATATCTTTTAAGTTTTCCATTAAAATTTTCGAGGGAATTTCATCGGCATCAATTTGAAATACCCATTTTCCTTTGCACAAAGATTTTCCATAATTTTTATGTTCGCCATAATTTTTATCTAAATGGTGTTTATAAACTTTAAAAAATCCATTAGAATTTTTTTCTACATTTTGCAAAACCGACAAAGTATCCACGTCATCGCTATAATCGTCTAAAATAATAGTTTCTGCGTCATCCTTGTATTTGAAAAGAGTGTCAAATAAAAATTGTAATGAATATCCTTCATTTTTACACGTAACTAAATAACTTATAAAAGGTTTATTCACAATCTATGACGTGACCGTTGTTGTCTTTTCCGTTTGTATTTTACTAATTTTCGGTAGTTCAATCTTCTTTAACTTCGGCAAAACAATTTTCTTTTCAACTGCAAATTCAGGAACATGTTTATCCAACATAGCGTGAAACTGTTTGTCTATGGCCGACTCGTTAAATTTTTCAACTAAACTTGTTACTGATTCTTCAGACTTTTTCAAAAGCTTATCATAATTAACAATCATCCCCACAAATTTTTCTTTGGCTTTTTCATAATCAACATAAAACCAACTTGATTCTTTGATAAGATACTGATTTACTGATTCTGGTGAAATTGTTTTGACGTCTCCTCTCAATAAATATGAATTGTCTTTATTTAGAAATTCTAAGTGTCCGCTCCAATCAGATGCCATCACCGGCTTGCCGCTCATTGCAGATAACAATAATGGATGTCCGTATCCTTCTCCATGCGTAAAACTCACATGACACTTAACCTTTTTATGATTAAATAATGCATTCATTTCAACGTCACTCAATTCGCCGTGTAGTAAATACACGTTGGGTAAATCTCCGTTCACATCATTTTTAATTTGATTTATCTTGGATAGACATTCATATTTATCAATTTTAGAAAAAGTAGCTCCGCTCGTTTTTAATATCAAAGCAGGCCTGTATTTTGAATTTTTGAAAGTTTCTAAAAATGTCTTGATTAACATTCCTATATCTTTTCTATCTCCATATGCAGAGCCGTGCGTCCATTGTCCTACAAACAAAAAACAAAAATCTTCTTTTATGTTTGAAAGCTCATTTTCTATTGATGAAACGGTTTCATCGGTTTTTTTATATATGTTAGTATTAACTCCCCAATTAACTACTTCTGTCGGTTTTATTAACTTAATTTCTTCTTTTTGTCCATTCGGATGTTGTTTTAAAAAATTTACTTTTTCAAATACTTCTTTTACAAATTTAGAAAGAACAAAATTTACATTCATTCGGTTCATTCCTTCAATCCAATCTCCTGATGGAATAGTTGTCTCTATTCCTGCCGTCATACCAATATTAAATTTTGCTGGGGATTGGAATTCGCTGGGAATACTAATTTGAATAAATAATTCTGGTTGTTTATTCAAAGGTTCACGAATAATTCTGTTAAATAACTCCTTTTCGACCACATCCGTAATTTCTTCCGCACTATTTTTAGATGGACATGCTCCCCATCTTGTTGGCGCAATTCTTAAATCAAATTTATCATAACGTAACATCGATTTAGCCATTGCCATACTCCACTCACCATATCCGCTTCTAGTAAAAAGTGGAGACTGTAATATACAAATTGGTTTACTCATATAAATTAATTTTCTCTTTCTTTTATTAAATCGCTATATCGTTTCCTTGGTGCAGAAACATTTGTTTTTTCATACATCTTTATTAAGTGTTCAGGAATCGAAACTTTATTTTTTTCGGTATTATTTTCAGTGGTGCTCCCAAATCCACCTTTACCTCTTTCGGTGGAGTCTAAAACATTCACTAATTCAAATATAACATTTTCTATTTGAGTTACTTTTAATTGGCATATAGTATCGCCTTTTTTATAAATTTTATTTAAATTTGGTCGGCCTACAATTAAAGCTGATCCTGTATTTGGTTCCGTTGTGGGAACATATAGAAAATCGTCGGGTTGCCAAATATATTTGAATCTTAATAATATTTCTCCTCTATAATCCGCGTCAATTAAACATATCGAGTTGGCCAACATCAAATTATACTTGGATATTGAAGATCTGGGAAAACCTAAAATATCATAATCAGATATATTATTCATTTGAACCGAAGTAAACAAATTGGTTCTATATTGAATATAATCAATTGATTTATAATAGTATCCTGATCCGTCTTTATTTTGTTTTGTTCCAACAATTTCTGGTTCCGATGTAGCAATTATATCTCGGCCCGTCGAACGAGATGTGGCCGGTTTTGGCAATTTTTCTTCTGACGAATACGTTTCATTCTTTAAAATTTGAATTTTTGTCATATTTTAATAATTATAAGTTTTTATTTCACATTTTCAATTTCTTTTATTTCACGCATAATTTTGTCCACATCAATTTTTGGCATTTTAAATCCCAAACAATTTTTTGGCATTTTATGGCCAACATGTTCGGTCGGAGTGTGCAGTGAAAACGATTTCTCAGGAACAAAATTTTCTAGTGTAAAATCCATGGCTTTAATAAATTGGTGCGCAAGATTTTTATGATTTAACCCCCCCTCATTCATAGCCCATCGGCGACCTTCTAATCCAAACTTTTCTCGAATTTCTTCGGACATCATATACCAATACATCATTGCGTTAGCCACATCTTCCCATTTGCACAAATCATCAAAAATGTATGGCGTTGGTGGTGACCCCTGAACTACTCTAGTTACCGGCCATATTGGTTTGGCCCACACACCGTGACGGCTATATTTTTTTTCGTTATTTGATGAGAAATCAACATCAAATTCTACTGGATTTCCTTCATCATCTAGTTGACCAATTTGATCTTGTAATCCTCCTGTAACATTTACAATAACAGGAGTTCCTGCCATTATAGATTCTGCTACGCTCAACCCAAACCCTTCATTTGAACTGACGTTAATCGTTACATCTGCGATATTATAAAGAACATTCATATCTTCAGGCGAAAATCTATCTTGAATTACCAAAAAATTATGATCTGGTAAAAACGCTTCTTGAATAGCTTTTAAATCGGTGCCGGCATCTAATACTTGTTCGGTATGACATACCAAAATACATTTTTCCGATTTTTCTTTTGGTAAATTGTCACAAAACATTTTGAACGCCAATGCTATATTAGATGTTCTTTTTCTTTGAATGTTTCTACTATTGTAAAAAAATACAAAATCATAATCAATATCTTTAAAAATATTTTTTTTCATCACGACGAGTTTCTCGTCGGTTTTATTTAGTGGTTTAAATACTTCACTATTAATTCCATGAGGAACGTAATGTAATAGATGTTTTCCTTTTACTGACATATTTTTCCTTTTAATTTTTGATTAACTTTCCATCTGTGTTAAACTCGCCGTCTACGGTTAGACAGTTTTCCGGTCTGAGCACCCACTTATTTATATTCATAGTTTGTTTACTAATAGAAAATAACGTGTCGCAGCTTTCATAAAAAGGTCGATTCCACATAGGATATGGAATGTCATCCCAAATGTTAAGATACGTCAATGGAATTTTTTGTCTAATCTTTTTTTCAAGTTGATACAACCACCCCCAAAATCTAGGATCGGTAAAGTGTAAAATTGCGTCAGGCTTTTCCATATTCATAACCGCCATTAATACATCTTCATTGCCATATCCGTCTACCGGGTACAATTTTAAATATGCGTCTTGTAGTTTTGTATATTCGTTTGCGGCAGCTGACATGTCTATTATTTTTCCCTTTTCGTAATGATTAATTGCGCCTGCGATTTGTACCCAATCATAATGGTGAATTGTGTTTAAAACAAGTTCACGTGATTGACAAGCAATTCCACTAAACATTCTTAAATCGTCGCTCAGTAATAATATTTTTTTCTTTTTCATTTTAAATCATGTAAGTCAAGGAGTTTTTACGCCACTAGAATTATAATCTTCAATAATTGCTTTTATTTCCGATTCAATGTCTTTGATTTTTTCTTTGTATCCCGCATTAACATCTTTTTGATCTAACTTAACCTTTATTAATTGTTCAGTCAATTCGTATACCTTTTGTTCAGCTTGTTGTTTTGTCAATTTCATATGATTTTACTTTATAACTTCCGGATATTGCATCTAAAATTGCTTTTTCAGCAAATCGATTCATTTTATAACCATTATCATCGCAAAATTCTTTGAGAAGATCTCGTATTGTAGTCGAAACTTGTATAGATGTTTTATCGTTATTATCCGTCATTTGATAATACATAGTATTAAACTTTAGAAAAGATTAGAAAAAATTAGAAAAAATTAGAATTCATTTAATATATTTTTCCAATTAAAAACCAACGGTTTTACAAAAACTATCTTTTTTTTACTTTCAGTAACCTTATATCCACTCTTGCTATATTCGCCTAAATAACTTCCGTATTTTTTCAAACACTCTTCTTTATTTTCTCTAGCCAGTCTGCCTCGTTCGCCTTTTTCTTTAGCCCATAAAAGTAAAGGAGACTTTTGAATACTTGATCCTGAGGTCATTCCTATTTCAATCCAATTGTCAGCTTTATAACAGCTGCCGTTTCTATTGGCATTTCCATTATATTCAACGTCTCTTTCAGGTTGTACGAATGTTTCTATTAAAATTAGATTATCATTATAACGTTCTTTCCAATCTCTGCGTCCAGAAATTCTTAACTGTTTTAAAGTTGAACTCGCAATGTTTTTTATAGTGGCGTTTTTTTGAATTATGCAAAATCTACTATTATTTGCTACTTTGTTAAGATGTTTCATTTTTGTTGTATTATTCCACCCAATATAATTATCTCTACACGCTACCGCAATTGTAGCACTACTTAAACCAACGGCTCCTACAAAATTTCCACTCTTAGATTCGTATACCAAATATCTTATGTTTCTAGTCGGAGAATCTTTATATTTCACATAAGAATGATATTGATTTATAGTGTCTCTAAATAATTTATTTTGCCGTGAATTTTCACAGTTAAATAGTATAATATTATCCTTAACTGATTCTATATTAAAAAAACTGTGATTGTAAATCATACTATTTTAGTTAAAACATCGTCTACTGTTTTTAATAATATTTCATCTTTTAAAGCTAAACTGTATAATTCGTGGGTTCTATCAGTGGAATCTTCCCATTCAATTTGAATATCACTGCCACGTTTAATAATTGGATCATTTATCATTTCTTGATCATTTGCTGGCTCCATATATAACTTTTTTTGTTGTGGTTGTTGAAACCGATTTGTTTTCATTCCTGCAAAGTAATATTTAGACAGATGAACAAGTGTACCTTTTAATTCGTTTTTTATCCAATAAACCTCATCCTTATCGTAGATAGAATATCTAATGTCCGTAATTATGTTTATATCCGCATTTGATTTTTCAAGATCTTTTTGCAACATTTCTATCCAATATCTTCCTTCTGTTTGTTTTCTTTTTATGCCGCCATACCATACTAATAAAGGTCTAAATACATTTTTTTCCTCTGTTAATTCAGACCACACGTTCATATTTAGTTTTTCTTTAACAAACTGTTCACAATCTTTTTTCAAATAATACGCCAGTGCAAAAGATTTGCAGGTTTTGTTATATTTTTCTTTTAAAATATTACTTGCAATATCTGCAAATAAATTTTTGCCTGTTCTAGCTACTCCGCCAATACCTATAATTTTTTTATTCTTCATCTTTATTTATAATTTTATCTATTTGTTTATCTTCCATTCCATATCCTCTACAATCCTCGTATAGTCGATTCAGTCCTATTTCAGTCTTGGACATAATCTCACAATATTCGTTAGCTTCAGATTTGCTTATCCGATATCTATCACTAATTAACTCTAGAATAGATTTATTAAATTTTTTATTTTTACTTTTTATATAAGGTGTAAATTTAACGGGTTTAATAACTTCACAACAAACTTTATAAAAAGATTTACTGTCCATTTTATCAAAAATTTTACTAAGATAACATACTTCGTCAATCACGTTTGGATCCATGCTTAAAAATCTACAAATCATATAATGATTAAATGATTTTTTTTCTACGTCTGTTAAACTATCGTAATAACCCGGATTTTTTACGTTCCTTATTTGATTAATATGATCAAACAATCCTTTTGGTTTAACTTTATTTTCGTTCGTTTGTTTTTTTCTTGCCATAAATTATTTTAATGCATTTATTAATATTATCATTCAATACATTTTGATTTTGTTTTAAATCATCTATATTTTTTCTAAATGTAATATTGTTTTCGTCTTGTATTATAAAGTTTTTACTTACAAATTGTTTATTTGTCAAAATAAAATACACCGTTGCTCCTAAAAACAACGGTGTAATATTTTGAAACCAAAAACAAATAAGTGATACGCCAAAACTAATTATAATTGGAATAATCATTCATTTATTTACTTGCTTACGTGCTTGATTAAGCTGCCAATCTAGTAGCCTTGGTCAGAACCTTTCTCAAGGTGTTAATTTGATGTCCATTCAAATCAATTCGGACATCATCAGATTTAATTGTTAGACGATTACGACCCTTAGAACCAGCATAAGATTGATTAATATATGTGGCCACATTGCCATAATCGGCACGAACAAACACGCTCTTTTTTCTATCGTTCTTAATAACTTGCATATTTTTTTCCCCTTTGTTTTTATTTTCAATCTTCACACAATGTAAAGATTAAATATTATGTTTTATAGTTTAGTTCAAAAATTACATTAGTCAACAGTAAATTTGATATAAAAATTTATTATATTTTTATGTTATAATTAACTCTGCACGTGAATTAATCCACGATGTATTTCTCTATTAGTTAAGTTATTCATTATATATAAATTATTTTAATATTTTTATTTTCGGCATTTATTGTTTAATCTTCATAATTTAAAGGTTATATTTTAACAATTAAAAGTTTTTTCAAATTTTTTAATAGCTAGATCTTTTGCTTTAAATTCAAATTCTAAATCTATTTTATCCGCATTATTATATTCTTCTGGAATTTGAGATACATAATCTGCGTGTGCTCTAGGGTTTTTCGCATTTTTTTCACAATCGCTGAAGTGAAATAGTGGGATGTAATTTCCCCACGTCGATTTGGCTAAATTATACGCTTCAATATTTGACAAATTTCCAGTATTATTTTTGAAGTGTAAATTGTCATACGTAATTGGTATATTCGTTTTAACATATATGTGATCATAAAGTTGTTTTACATTCCAGCTATTAAGTTTGTCTTCGTTTTCCAAAACCAATCTAGATTTTACATTATCGTTTAAAGAATTATATATTGTTATAAATCTATTAGCGGTGTCTTCTAACGGGCTGCCTTTATAGCAATTCATGTGAATATTAATAGGCGATTCATAACTTTTTGGCAGTTCAAATAAATCCATGATGTCACCGTGATGATGTAATTCTAAAATTGATTTTTTTACAGTATTTAAATTCATAGATGCAAGAACCACAAATTGATCAGGATGTGTACTACATCTCAAATTATTTTTACGAATTATTTCTGCACATTTTTTAAATTCTTCGTAGATTTGATCTTTATCAGGTAATATATCAATACTTATGTTTGCTTCTGGGAGAGTAATTAGGGGGATGATACCACTACTTATTCTGTAATTCCATTTGTTTTTTACACAATGTTCTATTGTTTTCAAAGTGACTCGTAAATTATTTAATGTTCTTTCGCTGACAATTTTCAATGCAGTTTTTCGTTCAAGCATCAAAAATCTTTTTTTAGTCATGCACGAAGCTCCTACATCATCCGGTAACATTAATGATATGCAACAAAGACTTTTTCTTTTATTTTTCATTTTTATATTATATTATTTTATTTAAAACAGTCAAATGATTTATTAAATTTTAAAATTACCTTCCTACTTCATGAAAATAATTTTCTTTTGCTTCATTATACGGCATACCAATCATTGAATTATAATAAAGAATATCAGTCTTCACTTTATTTTCTGATAAAAGTTTTTTGTATCTTTCTATGGCTTTGGGTTTCCACCATTCCAATATTGCGGTTTTGTCATTTGCGTATAATTCTTTCATCTTTAATTGATTGTCGTCGATTTTATTTTGAAGAAATTCTTTGGTATTTTGATAAAATTCTGAATAATATACGCCTCTTTCATAACCATGAACATAATCTGATGTTTTAATACCTAACTCATTAAATATCATAGATATGGACTTTTGTTTTGCGCCTGTAACAGGACCAGACACTCCTTCTTTTTGAGTCATTGCTTTTTCATATTTTTCTTTTTTATTTTCTTGAATCCAATGATGCCATATTTCGTAAATTTCGTCATCAGGCTTTATAGGAATTTTTCCTGCACTGCTACCACATTTATGCCACCATTTTAAACTGTTATACATACTATAACTTCCGTATAAGCTGGTAGTGGTCATTCCGACCAACGTATTTTCGTATAATTTTTTCCAAACATCTCTTACTGTAGAAGTAGTAATTAAACATGCTATGAGCTTTCCTCCTAAAAAATTGTATCCAAATGGTTGCGTAGACATGATGCAGCTTCCAATGGCACTATTATTTATACGTTTAGATTTTTTTAATTTATCGTCGACTGTCCATTTTAGATAATTGTCTCTATCACTTATACAAATCACATCGCTAGATACCGATACCGCACCTAAATACCTTTTGTTGGAATCATTGCCGTCGTGAATTAAAAATTTCAAAAATCTACCTGGAGTTTGACTGAATTCCATAGTGTGACAAAAAACTCGCAACATTATCCAATCTATCTCTTGAAATTCTCCATTTACAAGTTCAATTGTAGGATTGATTTTTTCTATTTCTTCCGTCGTTTTTTTAAAATTGTTTATGTCGGTGGGAACCCAAATTTTTGCTTTTATTTGAGCAGATACACTTGCATACTTTCTATAACTTTGTACCTCATACCATTTTTTATAGAAAGTTTGTTCTTCAACGCTCATACGTTTAAGAAAATTCATATTTTCTATAAATTTATTTTTGTTTCCCTGATAGTCGAATTCAATAATATCAAAAAAATCGTTTGCAACGTTCATATTTATACAATACTATGACATTTAAAAAAGTCAATTCTAATGAAAAGGAATTCCATTATATAGAATTACAATCAACCATGTATGTATTATTTGACTCACAATTTGATATTCCTATAGCAAGAGGCAGTAAAGTTATTGTTGGAAAAGAAATTACAAAGTTAAATGAAAATGTGACCGTTCATTACTATAAATTGGATAAAAATAAAATTATGTATAAAATGACACATGGACAAAAAAAATAGTTCTGTATTTTATTACAGAACTATTTATCGTTTTTATGTCAATTATACGGTTTGCAAATTCTTGTCCGATTTAACTTGCGTGGCCTCAGTCTTGTTTGCATTAAGATCTACAACCTTGACAGTTGCCGATTCATGAAGAACAACTCCGTCATTCTTAGCTTGTTCAATAGTCTTGGTGGAAACAGGAGCCATAGAATATACAGAAAGGGGTCGTCCCTTACCGAAATTCTTGGTGCCCAATTCAATAACGGTACCTTCATTCTGAGCCTTTGCGAGTCGAACTCTAAGAGTAATTTCCTTATCGAAATGACTGTTCTGCTCGAGAAGTTGCTTGAACGTAAAAATTACATTTTTTGGCCAAGTAACAGTCTGCTTTGTTTTGTTTTTTCTATTTGTTTTATTCATATTTTATATTTATCCCTTTCACTTTCTATATTATAACAGTGTGTTTTTAAGTCAACTACTTTTTTAATATTTTTAATTTTCTTTTTTTAAAAACATAATATTCAACGTTTTAGCGATTTCTAATAAATTTTTTACATTTATAAATGATGCGTTTTTACCATACATCATTCTAAATTGTTCCGTAATTTCGTTGGTATCCACATCAGAGATACCTATATTTCCATTATTTAATGTGTTAATATGTATAAAATAAGATAGAACTTCGTATCCTGATCGAATTACTTTTTTAATTTGATTTCTAGTGTGTTCTGCCGCTTTACGCCCTTGATACATATGAGTTAAATTATTAATTTCAACGGACAAATATGGAAGTCCGTCAGATAAATTTATAAAATAATAATCTTCGTCTGAATTTTTTGCGGGTAAGTTTTTTACTATTGGTTCAAAACATAACCCTTCAGGAGTTGTATTAGCCGGATAAATGTGACTAAAATCATTTTTTATTTTATTAAAAGAGTCTTTAGTTGAGTCGTATGCAATTACAACGTATGGCGTATATGTATTGGTACTAACTTTTACAGAGGTTCTAAAACTTACTACTACATTTACGTTATTAATCATTGAACATGCCTTACAAATAGCCACTACGGTTGTAAGTGTATTTCTCCACTTTTCTCCGCCCATCGAACTGCTAGCGTCTACACTAATATGAATGTTAGCGTTTTTATATTTATCCATTTGATTTGTAAAAAATACGGTTGGAGAATCAAAGGCAAGATCCGATAAAGTTCGTCTATCAATTTTTCCCGAAGACTTTCTCATGAATTTTGTTGTGTTTACAGAATTTCTAATTTGAAGTCGTTTCCCCAAAAGCTGTCCTAGACTGATTCCATTTCTAATACAGTTTTCATTTTCTCGATGAGTTAATACGTTATTACCATCGTTCAATGGAAATTTTTCATCCATCAATAATTCTCGTGTGAGATTTTTAACAAAAACGCAATCAACGTTTGTTCCGAAAAAATCTTCTCCCACTTTTATTAAGGTCATTCCGCTATTTTCTATATTAGATATGGTGTTATTATCTAATTTATTCAAACTCTTTTTAAGGAACTGATGATCCATAAATTTTTTTTGATTTTTAAAACTGTTTTTTACTTTTTCTATCAGAGTTTTTGTCAGTTTTTTAACGTTGCCGTTTTGTTTTTTCTCAGATTTAGATTCATCAGTTTTATTATCTTGGTCTGTATCATCGTTTGTATCGTCGTTTTTTACATTTTCTTCCTTGTTGTCTGAATCTGCGAGTTCTACATCTTTATTACTATTATCTGAATTTTTATCTTTTAAATTTGTGGATGGTTCGTCGTTATCCGCCTGTTCAGATTTATTTAAATGATTGTCACATTTAGATGTTGTTTTTGATCCTATTTCCGATTTTGTTTCTGTAGTATTAACATCTGATATATTTTTCAATATCAATTTAACACATTCGACGGCAGTTAAAAATCTATCGCTCGGAGTTTTCAAACGACTAATGTTTTTGTAATCTATCATTTTATAAATTTTTTCAAGATCTGGTAATGCTGCCAAATCGGTATTTTCGTTTGTAAAATTAAAAATTCTGAACGTATATGATTCCACGTCTAAACTTCTGTACAATTCGCTTTTTAACGCAACATTATTTATTTTACTGTTAAAATATTTGTTATATAATTCTATGTAGTATCCTTGATAGCCTACGGATGTAGTATATACATACCAATCAATATATCTGTCTTCGACATAATTTATCATATCTTTGGTTAATTCCCACACCGATTCTTTGCTCATGTTAATTTTTTCGGATAATTCGTATATTTCTCTAGGAATTCTTTGCCATAAGGTCTTTAAAATGTTCATATCCGACAAAACTATATGAGCGGATTCGTGTAACGCCAATCCAACAGTCACGTCGAAATCTTTTTTGCAACTTATCTTTGATGTAATGTAAATTGTTTCACCATCGGTTGAACTGTTTCCCGATGTCTTAAATTTTACAGGTACATTTTTATTGGTTAATATTTTTACGAAATTTGAAATAGCCAGTCTATATGCGGCTAATTGTATCAAATTTAAATCTAATTTAGAATAATTTTCTTCTTCAACCGATTCCTCATTCAACCAAAAATCTGAATAAGTATCATTCATAATATTATATTTATATTTGCTTACGACAACTAACTAAAATGGTACATTTACGTTATTTGATGGAATTGTAGATGGAACCGACGCCGTTTTTTTACCGCTAAAGGGATTTTCTGCCGTTATTCTAGGGTCTTTTATATATTTTTGTACCAATTGTTTGACATATGTTCTTTCGCTATTAACTCCACCATCGTTATCAAAATTAGGATAAATTGCGCTTTCGGCAATTTCTTCTAAATTAAATCCGTCCACTAATAATTCTGTCATTTCTACAGACGCTCTAGTTGATAGAAAGTTAGTAAGTTTAGAATCTTCTTTTTTAATATTTATACGTGTATGAGCACAAATCTCCAAAATGTTTTCTAGTATAGATATTTTAGATGTGTCACTTATATTAAATCGTTCAGTTAATAATTTTAATTCTTCTTCAATTTTCAATGGATTCATTTCAATTTTAACCGAAAATCTATTAAGTAATGCTCTATCCATTACCCTAGTAGATGTGTATTCATTACCTATATTAGCCGTGGCAATAAAACTTACATTTTTAGCTACCTTGACCGTTTCTACATTGGATTTTTCGTCTAACCTCAGATATCTTTGAAGATCATCTAATACCGTCATTAAAATGTTCCATGCATCAGGATGAGCTCTGCTTATTTCATCTAATAAGATGATTGCGCCTTCAGTTCTAATTGCAGATACAAATGCGCTTTCATTAAAAACTGTTCCTGTGTTTTTGTCGAATTGGGTATTTCCTATCAAACTACATCTCGCATCTTGTGTGCTTCCCAAATTAAAATAAAAAAATTTATCGATTTTCTTTAAGGCTTTTGCAGCGCTAATAGCGGCCAATGATTTTCCACATCCTGTGGGTCCTACGATTAAGATATTTTTTCCACGTAAAACATTTCTTATCAAATATTTCCATTTCAAATCATCAATAATGAGTTCGGATGGTTTTATGTCTTTACACGAATTTATTATTTTTTTAATGTCGTTATTCACGATAACACTGTATCACCGACGGGTATCAGTGTCAATTTTTAAAAATTATAATTTACTTACTTTTAATTTTATGTGCGGGTAGATTTAATTCTTTGCCTTTTCCACCTTTTAAAACGTGTTTCTTTTCGACTTTACTCTGTTTAGGATATGTGTATTTAACTTTCTCGCCTTCACTTGGGTGTTCCGATTGTTTATTTACCTTGTTTACTTCTTTCATAGGTTGATTAGGTAAATCTTCTTCATTTACTACTTGATTTTCTTTATAGTCTTTTTGTTCGTTTTTCTTATCATTCAAAGATTTAATAGGATTTTGTTTGGTTTCAGGAAGTTCCGATCCTTTTACCTGATCATTTGTTTGTTCTGCGGATTTATTATAAGCTTTTTGAACGTAGTTGCCTTTTTCGTTTAATTTTTCTTTTACGAACTTTTTTAATTCATCTAAACTGTCATTCATATGTCTGGTTCTGTCGGTCCCATCTTTCGTATGAATTATATCATATGAATCCATATAATTTGGTCGAATGTGAAAATAATGCGGGAAACATCCAGAAATTTCGTATCCGCCGAGTTTACTTGGTTTCACACAATAATCTTTGCTATATTCTTTAACTACCTTATCTAAAGCGACCATGGATTCCTCAATGGATTTCTGAGTTTCCAATTTAATTTCTTCAATTGATTCTTTAATCAATGATGTTAGAATTTTTCTTTTAGACTCTTCTAATTTAGAAAGTTCCTTTTCCGCATCCAATTCGTGTTTTTTTACATATCCATCGGATCCCAGATACACATAACCTTTATCTTTAGCGACTTGATCAGCAAATGTCAAAATTTCTTCTTGAACGGATTCCGCTTGAGCGACATCTTTGATATGAGAATAAATTATATTAGATATATCATCATGATCCAAATATGTTTCGTTTTCATTAAATAGTTTTTCGACCTCGGATTTTATAGTATCTACCATAGATTCAAGATGTGCTGGATTCATCTCGTTCAAAACTTCTTGTATCAACGACTTTAACTCAGAAATATTCATATATTATAAATATCATATAAAAAAAGAATCGTTAATATTATTTTCGACATCAAAAGTCTGTATTTCGTCGGAATAAGTAGAAAGTTTTGGATATGGTAAAATTGGATGTTTTAGAGATTTTTTTAATTTTTTGTTTAAAATCTTATTGGATATAAATTTTATATATCTGTGTTTAGAACTTTCTTTCTTTCTCCAAAAAGTTTTACCTATTCTTTTTTTGAGATGTTCAATATTATGACTGCCCCACTTGGAAAACACCGTTCGACTGTGAATCCATTTATAATTTGGAGGACCATCTAAACTTATGCTATAATTAGGCATTAAACACAAACTATTGTTGCCTTGATATAAAAAGCCTGTAGCTTGATATATGATTCCTGAGTGATTTACTTCTGAATCCGAATAACTTACCACCGATTTTATATGTGGAAAATCTTTATTTAATTGTTTAAAAGATTCTGCAATACAATAACTTTCTATATTTTTACCATATCCGTCATGAATAAACAGTCTTACCAATTCAAATACTTCGTCTTTTGATAATAAATCGGATAATGAACTCGACACACTTCTTCCTACAGGTTGACTATAAACCACGCAACCAATTAATTTATCTACTGTGTCGTTAAAATATAAAAACTTCTCTTCAGTTTTATAAAAAATACCGTATGCTATCCTGCATAACGTCCATTTATGAGTATAATGGTTTTTTATAATAATATCTTTTGCTACTTTGCTGCTTATTGGTTTTAAATAAACTTTTTCAACATCACAATATTTTTCCATTAATATATGATGATGAAATAAACGAAAAGGTCAATTTTATTTAATTTTTAAACTTCCTATATAACCGTTATTATGAGTTTTTATCGCATTACACTCTACTAAGAATGTGTTTCCGTTGTCTCCAACCATTCTATAAGTATCTTGATACATTCTTCCATCCGTTACACAATCGTTCCAATGATCTACAACCCTTTCTCGATCTTCTTCATGTATTACGTTTTTCCAACCGTGTTCTAAAAAATAACTAATATCATGTTTAAATAATTTTGTGTATGCCGAATTTACCCATATACATTTTCCGTCATCAGAACTTTCAAAAATAGGCTCTTCTCTGTTATCCAAAATCCATCTCTGTCTGTGAAATATTTTTTCTGTAATTTGTGTGTTAATCGCCATCTGTTCGGACAAATGATTTATTTTATCTTTTATAGAGCCACCGCCGTTAGGTATAACTTCTTTGAAAATAACGTCTAGTTTATTTTGAAACGATAATAATTTTTCATACTGTTTTTTTATCCATGTAATTATCCACGTAATCGTTTTATAAAGAGTACCTATCAACCCCAGTATTAGTATAGTGATCTGTAAATTGTTTTCGATATCCATATATCAATTATAAATATAATTAATTTTTATAAAAGTTAAAAATGATTTACCTTATAGGGCAAAATCCACCGTCGCATTCTATTCCTTGAATAAGTTCTCCTGTAATAACTGTGTTAAAAATTCTGTGTTTTATTTTTTCCGTTCCACGGATATATTCTTCCTCTGTAATTTCTTGATAAGGAGCTTGTTTGAAACCATGTTCTTTGTGTAATAAAAAACTTACACTTTTAATGTTTTGTTTATAATTTTCAGATAACCACTTTTTTAATTTTTCTAATTCTTCCGATTTATAATAAGCCGTAACACTAACTGCATTGTCACTCCAAATCGATTGCAATTTCTTTACCATTTCCAATTGTTCGATTACGTTCATTTCTTTAGCGAGAATAGCGCCTTCTGGAGTTTTACATGGAAAATATACAACTACCGTGTCGTGATTTTCTGATCCATCAAGGTTTAACAAATATTCCACGTGATATCCGGAATCTTTACATATTTTTACTAATTTATCGCTAGAAGACATCCGGATGGTTCTCATGTAATATTTACTATATGACGGATGAATTCCAGGAGTGGCGCCTCCTAAAAGAGACAATGTGCCACTTGGTTTTATGGTGGTAAGTTTTATACTTTCAGGCCAACCTTTTTGTTTGCTCCATTCTCTATCAAATTTTCTCAACATTACATAAACTTTATCTAACCATTCTATTTTATTTAGTGATTGACAAATTCCTGTCACACCTAATCCCAACCTCATATTTTTATGAACAATTTTATTAGTTTCGTCGTGGATAAAAGGAAGTGCAGCGATGGCTTTTTGAGTCTTATACAGTAATTTTGCACAATCAAAAAGTTCTTCTTGACTATCTATGTTGTTCAAATATAATTCAGATAAATTGCAACATTCATAGCTAGATAAAGAAATTTCTGAACAAGGGTTAGTGCCTATGACATTATCGACGTCAGTAGGATACATTTCGTTTCCCTTTAACGGTCCATCTTTTAATCTTCCATACGTCTGAGATAATGGCAAATTAAACAATCCATAAGGTTCTCCATTTGCATATCCTGTTTCTTTGTTTACTATATATCCATTTTTCCACACTTCTTCCATTATATGTTCAAATTCATCAACATATATAGTGTTATTGCTCATAGCTCGCCAGTTTGGGATATTCCCACTAGACCAATTTTTTGCTCTTAAATACAAAATATCATCAGGATCACCTAAAGCGATTTCAGCACTTCTTCTTACGTTTCCAGCCACTACTATACTTCCAATAATATTACATACATCTAACACATCTACGCTTCTTAATTTTTTTCCTTCTCGATTTTGAAAAATAGTTTTTATTTTTTCTATACCTTCTACTAAAATTGCGGGCCCACTAGCTTTTCCACCAAAACCGTTAATAGGTTCGCCGGCTCCTCTAATTAATATGGTGGAATAATTAAATGATTTTCCGGTTTCGTAGAATGATTTTAAAACGTATTCCAATAGTTTAACCCATCCTTCTCGAGTATCAGGAACAATAAAATCCGCATCTTTAGTTAATTTGTGAATTACATTTACTCCTTTTTTAATTTTTGGAAGCTCGTGAACATCTTCTCGTCTAATGCTATAACCTACGCCGCCACCAAGCATTAAATTTTCAAACAAAAACGTAAACGCTTTTGGTTCATTAATACTTACATACCAACAATTCAATAAACTATTTGCGCCAAATCTATCAACTGTAGATGTTCCTAACTGCCATAACATTCTGCCTGCAAAATTGCATTTTAAATTAAAAATTAAATCAAACAGTCTCTGTGCTTCTTCTTTTGTGTAGCTCGCTCCGAGTTTTTGAGCCCCGTTTATACAACGAGCCACTGTCTCATGCCACTCTTCGGTGTTTCCATCATCTTTAGTTCTGGCATAAGTTCTTTTGTATACGATATATCCTAGTCCGTTAAATCCCCAGTTAGGTTGTTTGTTCTTATAATTTTCCAAAAAATCTTTTTCAATAATCTCATTCATAAAATACGTCTGTAAAAAATAAATATTTTGTTTTTTTTAAAACTTTTAAAATACCATAAAATTTTAAAAATAAATTCTGTTCGTTTTTATTTTTTCTTACTATGATCTTTAATTGTCATCATCTTCACTATCCATGTGCGATTTCCATTTACTTGCCATCATTCTTTTAACTACATTTTCACCTTCGTTCATTTCTTGAATAGCGGCGATACCATCTCTCGATTTCTCATCGAAAATTTGAATATCTCCACAGCCTGCGTTCATTCGGCTTGGAAAAGTCATTCCATCTGGACCAAAACGATTCTTGATAATATGAAATCTTGCGGTATTACTCACTTTGTCGTTTACTTTTCTAGAAAGACTCATGACAAAATCCGCCGTCATTATTTTTCTGTAGCTATCGCTGATGTTATTGGCTTGAATAATATCTTCATCCATTGCCGCTCTATTGCTTTGTGATGCGGTCCAGATTGGTATTTGCAATTCTCCCGCAATGCTTCTTAATTCTTCATATATTCCGCCCGCCTCACTATAACTATTAGAGTTCTTATCGGAAGAAGTTGGCTTTAAAATATCAGCATAATCTACAATTATCATGTCGATCTTGGTCCCTAAAGTTTGAATTCTTTCAGTATGAATTTTAAGACTGTGTGCGCTGACTGTTTTTAGTGGAAAATATTTGATTATTAATTTTCCAGGAATATTTGAAATTTTATCTTTAACAACATTTACGTTATTTCTAATATTTTGAAAGTCTATACCTGTAAAACAACTATCATATCTAAGCCCCACGTAGTTTTCATTTAATTCTAGAGTAAAATGTAACACGTTTTTTCCATTCTTCATTGCTTCTGCGCCGATTTTTGCTAATACCCAACTTTTACCACTGCCTGCACATGCCGTTATCACTCCTAACTCTCCTGAAGCTAATCCTCCATCCATTATAGCATCGACTACTTCCCACGGAGTTCTCATCGTGTTTCTTGCCATTACACTCATACGATTGTCTATATCGATCATATAATCATGTCCGATGTTTCTTTCCATGCCTGCTTTCAACGCTTCTTGAACTACATGCGAAATTCTATCATAATGGCCTATTTTAATCAATTCGACGCTACTAAGAATAGCATTTTTCATTTTTTGATTTTTACAAAATTCTAAATACTGTTCCTTCACATATTTTATATCGCTCTCGCTTATTTTTTGATATACTAACTTTAGTTGGTCGACTACTGTTTTTTTAAGCAATTCAGTTTCGATTGTATCTACTTGAACTTTAAAAGCTGTCATCGTAGGTAAATCTTTATATTTTATAAAATATTCTACAATAGTTTTTACTATCCATTGGTGAGCATCCATTTCAAAGCTATTGAAATCTACAATGTCGTATATTCTTTCTAAAAAAGTCTTATCGCTCAAAAGACTTGAAATACATTTTAATTGAAAGTCGTTTCCGTATTTTTTAAGGTTGTTTATTATTTGGTTTTCCATATGAAGGTATCAATATGTAATTACAATACTATTATAAAAACAAAAGACAATTTTTTTTATGTCGTTTTACTATTTATAGTTGAAATCGGATGTATGATCCGCTTTCTACAAAAAGAAAGATAAATTATGAATAATTATTACAATACTGTGGATGTAAATATCCTTGTTAAAGGAAATCCTGTCGCTACCTATTTTAAAGACGAAAAAACTTATATAGAAGCAAAAGATGGAAGCGAATATGAAATTCAAATAAAAAATAAAAATTTCAATCGAATACTTGCTTTAGCTAGTGTAGATGGTTTAGATGTTCTGACAGGCGAACCGTCTTCTAACGACGATGGTGGTTACGTTATAAATCCATATGACTCATTTAAAGTTAAAGGATTTAGATACAGTAATGAAAAGGTGGGTTCGTTTAAATTTGTAAGCAATAAAAAATCGTCCGTCTCGAATCAAATTTTAAAAAATTGTGGAACTATAGTCGTAAAAATTTTTTGCGATGCATCCGCTTACACGTATACTGCCACCAGTCCCACATTTGTTAAAAATTCAGAAACATGTAATTTTGATATAAATCACAATTTAAACGAAAATTGCAGATTTAACATGGGTTCTACGTGGGGTTCTTCAAAAGAAAGCAAAGTAACCTCCACAGACTTTGATCGAGGTTATATAATTCATTCATTTGAATTTCATTACGCGTCTAGAAATACGTTATTAGAAATGGGAGTAATAGGAAATTCAACTCCCAAAGTTTCTTTTCCTAAAGGTTTTATAAAATATGCCGTTCCACCCAAAGATTGGATAGGATAATAATGTTTATTTTATAAAATTATCTAGTTTAGTAAACACTTCGCTGAGCCATACATTTCCATTTGGAATATTATTCCAAATTTTATCCTCTCGCATTAACCCTATAAATTGCATTCTATTTAATCTAGAAATTTGAGAATCTATTATTTCGTTTATTCTTAATTGTGTAAAACTTTGAATCTGAGTGTCATTCAACTGCATTAAATCATAATTTCTTTGTGCAACAGATTTGTTGTCTAAAATGGTATCGTGCAACTTATATTTTCCCTTATGACTTTCACAGTAATTAAATATCTCATCCAAGCTATATCGATAATTATGTTCAAATATAGGAAAACACTTTTTTATAGTTTTTAATCCTGCTCCGTATATTCCATCAATATTATCACTCACATCGCCTTCTAATACTCTATAATTTATGAAATTTTCACAACTTATTCCATACTCAGATAAAATTTCCGCACAACCATAAAGTTTTTTCTTTGTGGAACTCCAAATTTTAACTCGATTACTTGCTAATTGTAAAAAGTCTTTATCAGAAGACATTATTGTAATATTACTGTCTTTAAATTTGTCTAATGACAAATATGCAATTACATCATCCGCCTCAACGTTATCTACACACAACACAGTTACAGGTAAGTTTTTTAAATAATCTACCGTTCTAATTAATTGTTTCTTTAAATTCTTTTCTTCGGTATCTGCATCGGCGTTATCTAAATAAGTTCTATTTATTCTGATTTTAGTTACCCGTTTATTTTTGTAATCGGGATAGATTTTTCTTCTTTTTTGACTTCCTCCTGAACCGTCAAAAACAATTACGCATTTTGTAGGGTTAAAAAGTTTGATGGCATATCCGATACTCTTTAAGAATCCGGATATGCCACCTGTGTGTATTCCATCTGCGTTCATATATGGTGATACGCAAAAACTTTTTATGAAAGTATTTAATCCATCAATTATTAATATATCCGACAGTTGATTTTTTTGTAATCCTGTTGTCGATGTTTCTTCATTTTTATTTACACTTTCAAATAAAGAATACAATTTTTTTTTATCTGAAGAATTAATACTTTCCATTTTTACTCCTCGTCAGATTCGTCCTCATTAGTATCTACAACTGTATCGTCAACAATTATACTGTTCGGGTCTTTATATTTCATTATTACAGACTCAGATATTTTATTATACAATTCTTCCTTAAACAAAGGATCTTTTGTCATCATATCAACCAAATCTTTAGATTGAAACTGAATTTCTTCTCCATTTACTTTAGTATATTTATAATAAGCGCCGGCTTGTTTTATTATGTTTTGTTCTTTTAATACTTTTAACCAGCTCGCATAATCCGCAATGCCACTATCAAAATAGATATCAAAACTTGCTTGTCGTTGTGGTGGCCCCATTCTATTTTTTACAACTTGTGCTTTGCATTCATTACCAATTACTTCTTCTCCCTTTTTAAGTTTTCCAGTATTATTAAGCCTCACTCTAACTGAACAATGATAGGCTAACGCCTTACCGCCACTTACAGTATATTTGTCTCCGAATGCCATCGCATTGAGATTTTGTCTTAATTGATTAGTGAAAACAATCAATACTTTTTGTCTACCAATCATGTTAGTAATTTTTCGCATTGCTTTACTAATAATAATTGATTTAGCCGTTGCAAATCCATCTTTGCCATGTTCGCTTTCTTGTTCAGTTTTAGTCGACGCAGCCGCCACAGAATCTACTATAATCGTAAGAATTCTATCTTTATTACTTTTTCTAACCACGGATATTAGTTTTTCCATCTGTTCAAAAATATCTTCTACCGTTTCGCATGGAGAATACGGAAGATTTTTTAAATCTACACCTAAGCTTTTCCAAAACTCAGGCGCGGCTGCATTCTCCGTATCGATAACTACTGCAATGCCACCTTTCTTTTGTGTATTTGCTACAATATGAGCAGAAATCAAACTTTTTCCCGTTCCTTCTAATCCGTTAAATTCTACCATTCTGCCAACAGGAAGTCCTCCGTTTGGACGATTACTTATCGCTAAATCTAACAAAGATGAACCTGTGGAAATCCAGTCGGATATTGTGGAAGGATCGTCTTGATCATCTAAGAAATATACTTTTTTTCCTTCTTTGGAATCTTTATTTAAAGCATCTGCTAATTCAGATACTAATTCGTCTCGGTCTTGTTTAGATTCAATTGTTGCGTTTTTTGTACTTTTATTTTTTGCCATAAAACTCCTTTTAAAAGGGGGGAGAGGCGAGTATTTCGCCTCTCCCCGTTAAGTTTACCAAATGTATATTAACTATTAAACAAATTATCAAATGCTTTGGTAACGTCTTCAACATTTGATTTTGCGGCGGTCGCGCTAGGCGATTTAGTAGTAGGATTTTTAGCTGCTTCAACTGCGGCCGTCTCTACCTCTTCGGCTGTAGGAACGGGTTCTTCAGTTCCGCCATTTTCGGCATCATTTGATGCCAACCAAGCTTCCATAACTGCCTTAAGCTCGTCATAACTAAGCTCAGGAAATATTTCAAGAAGATTTGGCTGACTGCTGATCATTGAAACCATTTCTTTATTATTTGGATCAACCGCTGGAGAAACGTTTGGCTTAACTCTGATAGCCGTCTCAGGATATTGTTTACCCGTCTCATTGGCCGTCTTAAACTCTACAACCACGTCACGTCCCTTAACTAGATCGGTAATGTCACCAAAATCTGGATCTGCGATGATTGCCAAAATCTCTTGGTATACATTCTTACCAAATCCCCAGAACTTAACACCTTCAAATTCTTGTCCACGGACAATTACTGGAGCAAAAGTTCTCATTTTTGGTTCAATTTTTCGACCAAACTTCCATTCCTCTTTATCTCCGCTTCTCTTTAGCTTATTGGAGAATTCTACAATAGGATCTGGTCGATTGAAAGAATCTGGACTCAAATAAGTTTTTCCGTTAAGTCCATAATGAAACTTCAATTCAATAAATGGGTTTTCAATATTGTGCTTGTAGGGAACGATTCGAATAACTTGTTTACCAGGTGATGGTTTCCAAATTAAATTGCTTTTGGTATTGTTTGAAAATGAGTTCAAACGACTCTTAATTTTTTCTATGTTTAATGGCATAATGTTATTTTTTAATTTTTAATTAGTAAATAAGTTAATTATTAACTACTCTGTTAAGTATTTTCTTATCACCAATAAATAGTATCGTATACTAGTATTCAATCAGTTGGAAGTTATTTTAACTAAAATTTTTTTAGAATAATTATATCTATAAAATTCACAGTTTAGATGTGAGATTATTTTTTTATGACGTGCTTCATCTTTTTCAGTTAGTTTACCGTTTTTATAATGCCTGGGCTCATCGTATTCTACCACAATATTTTTATCTTTGTCGTATCCATCAACCCAATATCCCAATTCTTTTATATAATACTCTCCACCATTCATTGCATGAATAAGATTCCATCCGTTTTTAATATTAAGTTCATCCAAATAACGGCACGCTTCTATATTAAAATTTGGAGCAGATTGTCCATTATATAATTGTTCTCGTCGTTTATTATGAGACATTCTTATTTTATTGCGTACTTCGTCTCGTTTAGCCGGATTTAATTCTCCTGTTCTTTTTCCTGAATTTGATCCGCTTATTTTTTTCTTAGCATCCTCTGTGTGATGTTTTCCAAAAAAAGGATGTCGTGTTCCTGATCGACCCATACATGGTGCATTATCTCCAGAATTTGATTGGCTTATTTTTTTCTTAGTATCTTCTGTGTGATGTTTTCCATACATCGGATGATTTTTTCCACAATTTTTTAAACTTATTTTATTTTTAGTTTCGTTTGATAATTTTTTACCAATTTTTATGTCACGCATTTTATTTTTAGACTCCACTGTATGTTTTTTACCGTACATGGGGTGTTTTTTTCCAGAAAAATCTCTACACGCCATACAATTTCCGTTTAATCGGCGTATCAAATCCGTCTTCAATCCGTAAAACATAAAGTTTTCACATTTTTTACAACGTCGGAAATATTTTCTTTTTGAATCGACTAAAATATATGGATAATTTTTTGTTCTGTCAAAATTAATATAATATTCGATTTCATTATATTTAATTTTGGTCATGTTAATTGACATAAAGCTTAATCGTAATTTATCATAATAAAATAACCGCGTAGATTATTTGGTTAATTGATTCACTATTTCTTTTTTAAAATCAATATATTTGTTGTTAATTTCTGGATATTTTTCAGCTATACTATTCCACTCAACATCTAATAACTTTATATTTTTATTATAGTTATCTAAATCTATGTTACCGATTGCGTGTACAACCGCATCTACAATTTTTTGTGTTTCGCTTATACCGGCTTTTATATCTATTCTTTTTTTTCTATCAATATAATTTGTTATTACATGTAACACTTTAGACTTCATTGCAAAATCTTTATCATCATACGGATTTATTTTTGTGGCTGGAAAAGTTCCATTTTTATCATCTTGCGAGTTTGTTGAATCGAATGGGTCACGGGGTTCATTTTCCAATCCTTGTAAATTCATTTCGTATAAAACTTCTTGTATCAACGATTTTAGTTCTTTTTTTTTCATGATATTTTTTAGTTATTTTCAAATTTTTATAATGTCAATTAGTTCAAGATTAATAGTTCGATAACCAATATCTGTGGTTATGATCAATGTGTTTTGAAATAAGTTCCAATCTATCTGATAATTTTTATCTAATCTTCCTCCGGTTTCTTCTTGAATAATTCTATTTAAAGAATTTAATGTGTAAAGTGTGTTTGTTTGTTTTTTTCTATGAATTGAAATTGTAGCAGGAAATTTTTTGTAAATTCCTTCGGAAAAAATATTGTAAGTCAAAATTATAGAGTCATCTTTTGATTTATCTTTAAAAATGAAAAATTTTTTATCCGATAAAGTATAGAAACTTTTTATGGTTGTTATTAATCCGACATACTCTTTAACATTAGAAAATGTACATAACAATTGAATTTTCATTTTCTAATTAAAAAAGTGTTGTTAGATTCGTCAAAAAATTGAGTGCCGATTAATTCTCCGTCTTGAGTATACCAACGTTTGTCTTTTTTATAAAAATTAAGTTTTTTCGCTTCTTCAATAGTATACGTTATTGACTCGTTAGTTAAAATCTTTTCTACATATTCTTCTTTAGCTTTTTCAATTTCTTTATCTGCCATCATAGATTTTACGTCAGGTGTCGAACCGGAAATAGGTATAGATGCTGGATCAGACGTGGGTGTAGAAACGTTTATGGTTGAAGAATCCGGATCGGCCGCTGGAGCTGCTGGAGCTGCTGGAGCTGCTGGAGCTGCTGGAGCTGCTGGAGCTGCTGGAGCTGCTGGAGCTGCTGGAGCTGCTGGAGCTGCTGGAGCAGTGATTGGTGTTGAAAATTGAAGGTTTGTTTGTCCGGCTTTAGGATTTTTTTCAAAATGGGTGCCTCTTTGTATAGCTCGTTGTTTATATTCTGCGGTCGGAAACGTCACTAATATTCCATTGTTATTATAAGCTTGTCTTTCTGGAAATCTTCCTTCTAACATGCGATTTCTCACGGCAATAGATTCTTCTTTGGAAGCTCCCATATTTTGTAAATATTCTTGAAATATATCAAGATGATCGTTATTATCAATTTCAAAAGTTCCGTTTGAAATTCTTTCATCCAATGAGATTTTATTTAAAAATTTTTCAGCTATAGTATTCATAATTAATTAACAAGTGTAACTTGTGGTCTAACAGATTGGTTTATAGAAAAGAACTTGAATTTTGGATTACTCAAAAAATTATTATTTTCATCAATAATAATCAATTTTAAATCGGGCGTGTTGTAAATTTGATTTATTTCCTTTACAACCTGTTCTCCAAAATTTTCTACATTTGGATATTGATTTAAAAAGCTATTTACAATGACCCCCACATCTTCCGAAAAAGATACAATTTCTTCGGTGTCTTGTTGATCCAAAGTTGGTTCGATTTGCGTGGGTGTTTTTTGTCCCGCCGACGTTGAAGCTGATTTTTTAATATCATCAAACGGCAATTTAAAATAAACATCTTTGTCGACATCATTAACTTTAAATATAAAGTTTTTTCCTGTTGTCGTGGATGAACTTATACTCTTTTCTTTCTTTTGTTCAACGGTATACTCTTTTAATTGTTTCAAAAAGTCGTAAAATTTTTGTATTTTTTTTGTTGTCCAAGAAGCTCTTGATCCTTCCCCGAGATCATCTGTCGATCGCCCTCTATCTTTATAATTTAAGATTGAAAAAAATATATTATTAAACTCTACTATTAATTTGCCTTCTTTATATTTTTTAGATTTTAATAAGCTTTCCAGATTTAATATTAATTTATTAAAATCGGTTATGGTATTCAAATTTAAATTGGTACCAAATCGTATTGCTTCTTTAGGGGTTTTTATTTTTTTAATCTCGTATGAGATTCCTCCAACTTGAACGTCTCCCTTTTTTCCTTTCGGAATTTTAGTTGCGCCATTTACAAGTAAAAGAATCGCAAACTCGCCTTCTCCAACTTCCTTTTTTTGAAAACTTAAAAGTGTGGGATTTTGTTGTAAAAACTTAAATGCATCTCCTAATGTTTGAGATGGATAGTTTGTTTTAAAATTAACTAATTGATTATTTACGGTGTTTAAATACTCGTCCGATATATCGGTTCCCATGAATTTTTTCCAAGTGGCTTTTACATATTCTCGTGTGCCATTTATATCAACACTATTTTCAAACAATTGTTTAATTGTGTTTTCTTTAAAAAATGAATTGTAGTTACTTTTAATTAAAAAATCCTCAAAATCTAGAAAACTGTTGCGATCTTTTATATTGAAATTAACTCCGCCATCATGTCGGTTCATGAAATATTCATTTAATATTTTTTCCAAACTAAGGTTCATCGATACAATATAAATATTAAGAGATATAGTAAAAAGTGTTAATTATATATCAATTGATACCAAGTCTTGATAATTCTTACCAATGTGACATTTTACGGGAAATTGGTTGTCTACCATGATAGTTTTTATATTTACTAAGGTGTCTTTTTTATCATCTTTACACACATCAACCAAGATAGAATCGTATGTGTATAATACAACCTTTGACTTCTTGTTTTTTAAATAGTGATTGACTCGGTTTATATTTTGAATACTAAACTCAGTTTCTGCTGCTTGCAACAAATAGTTAAAAAGTTTATTTGGGTTGGCATCGTGAATATGTTTATTTGTTATTCTTCTTTTAAATATCGGCGTCTCAACATATTGGTTTTGATTGAAGAAATCCCATCGGTGTGTGATGTATTCGTCTACTTTTTTAAAATAATCAATATTTTTATATTCTTCTCTAACGCCACCGTAAAGATTTTGAAAAGTCAAATTTTTAGCCTTTTTTAAGTCTTCCACAGTTATTTCTTCTTTTTCAAAATACTGTTTTGCCAAATATTCATAAATATTAAGTGATAAATCAAGTTTGTAATTTATTAAATTCGCAATAATGTGTGGGTGATATGCGCTATAATCTATACTTAAAAGCATTCCGTCGTCGCCAAATCTAGACACAAAAGCAGATCTACAGCCATCTTCTTTATTTAATGCCGCGTAATTTATTTTTCCGAATCTATTGCTTGGTCTACCCGTCGAGGTGAAAAGATTGTATTCGGTATAAACAAAATTGGATTTTTGCTCAATTTCTTTTTCCTTAAAAAATTCATTGAATTTAATCACATCAACATATAACCCATTCGATTCAACTTCAGCTAATGTCTCAGTGATAATTCCATTTAACTGTGAAAAAGACTCATCTATATAAAAATCAGTCATAGATGATCTCATTTTTTTATAATTTTTTTCAAACAATTCTATATGTTTGCTCACAGGTATTATATAATTAACATCAACTCGATCATCTATATTTTTATATTTTATAAAATCGTGATAATTGGTCGTGGTCACTTCATCCAAAGAATCGGTTCCTTTTTGAAATTTAAAAATTAAAACGTCGTTTACGTTTTTGATTTTAAATAAATGTATAAATTTCTTTTTATCTGTTACAAATATTTTTTTTGATTTTTGTATAATTAAATTTAAAGTGTTGTTTATATTTAAATTTGAAAAATTTAAATCCTGATGAGTTTGGTTTAACAAATATAGCTCGTCAGTTTTTATATTTTTTATAAATAACAAAATTATCTCGTTTTTAATAGAATGAACATTATGATTTTTTACAACGTAGTCTATAAATACTTCTTGATTGCATATATTGTTTAAAAAACTATTATAGTTTGTTGTATTCAACGACATCATCGTGTAAGAATCTAACATCCAAAACAAAACAGTCAATTATTTTATCATTATAAGATTCCTGCAATTGCAGAACTCGGTCGCACAGTTGCGGTTACGCTAGTTATCCACCCATCTCTATTTATTGAATGTTTTACCTCTCTTACTTGAAAAATAACTCCCGTATCATATGGTTTTGGTAAATTTTTTGCAGTAAAAATTTGAAACGATCTAAAGCCTGATATTCCTAAAATAGTAAAATCTATTGTGACACCCGGCATTGGCATAGTACTTATGTTTGCAAATAGCGGGCTTTGATTGTCTGAAATCAGTTGGACCAAGAAAGATTCTGCGGTTTTTGGTAATTTAAGTCTGACTTTCTCTTCTGATTTTTCCTTTACTTCTACCGTACGAGATCTAAAAGTTGTTGGCTTAAACCCTAGAGGAGGAGACGATATCATCATGCTGTCTTCATCTATATTATTGTATTTTTGAGTTTTTGATGTGGTTGATGTGGTTGGATCGCTTTTTGTAGATGATCCTAAGTTCACCGGTTGGTTTTCTTTTGCTGCTGATAACATTTCATCGACTCCCATTTGAAATTTTCCTATATAACTTTGTCCTGTAGAAATATCACTGTCTGCCGCCGAAGAAGTTTTCGGTAAATCGGTAACTGGCGCTGACTGTGATTCCGCATCGTAAAGTACCATATTGGCTACCTTATCCGACAGTTTCACATTGAAATTAAAACTTTTCAATATAGAATTTTGTGAATATACGTCAAACGGATATATTGTCGGATCCGTATCGGTTAATCCAAGGCTTGTTCTTAACTCTTTAATATGTTCGAGATTTAAAAATCTTTCGTCTCTTATAGAGAGAAGAAGTGGCTCTTGTTCGCATAATTTCAAATCCCATATTTTTGCAAAACTGTTTAGATCTTGACACAGTGATTGAGCAAATTCTTTTATTGATCTATTTTTATCAAGTAATTCTAATACGCGTACATATTTAATATATACATCTTTTAAATTGCCTTTAAATTTTTCAGATTCTCCTCCTGTATAAGGAAAAGAGTATCTGCCTTTCTGGCCAGGAAACATTTTATATCTTAACCAGTTTATCACTTCATCTAAATTTTGTCTGTTTGCGGTCTTTAATGCTTTAATCATTAATCTATTTTCAGGTTTTTTGAACGATGCGGGAGGGATAAATTCGTTAAGATCTGCTTGTCCGTTTAAATTCTCCGAGGTAAAACTGGGTGCGTTTTCGTTTGGTATTAAAAAATTAGAGGTGGTGGATATTAAATTGGGATGGGCTCCTATTATAGAACTATTTAGGTCTAGTTTTATAGCTGGTTTAGTACTTGGAAGTTCTATGTTCAATATATCAGCTAAAAGTCCTAAACTTATATAAAATGATTCGTCGCCTCTAAATTTGGTAGCGGATTCTTCTGTGATTATATTTGTATAGTTTTCTAAACTAAACAGTCCCCCCGCATTTACAACTGATTTTTTTTGGGACCACTGAACTGCCTTGGAAAATATTTTAGAATAATCTGCATCATCCGCATTCATTGGAAACTGTGAGTTTGGTTTTGGAGAGTTATAATGTTCATACAATCGCTTAGTCAACCCTTTTAAATAAGAAAAAATATCACTTTTCATTCTCTCATAAATGGTTTGTTTGGGTTTGTTGTCTGCTCCGGTTTTTTCTTGGCCCTCCGGTGAGGCATCTTTTACAGATAATCCATAGTAAAATTTACTATTTGAATATAATTCAGTAGTACAATTAAATGACATATCGGAGGAGTCAAACGAGTAGTCGAAATTTACTATGTGTCCAACTAAAGCGTCGTATTTTCCTTCTGACTTTTTAAGGTTTTCTTCTATTAATCCCGCGTTCGTATATGCTCCTAAAGTTCCTGAACCTTTTTGTGTTATGTTTCCGGAATCATCTCTTTTGAGAGGCGTGCCTATTTCTGTTATGTCGATTAAACTCTCAGGATTATAAGTATTCCAACCCCATTCTAATAATACGGTGTTGTATGGTGAAAAAAAATAAGGAGTCATGTAATTTATCTGACTTACGGTAAAACATTTCCACTTTATTGTGGCTTTTCTAAAAATTTCTCGTTGAATGTCTACATCTATGCTTATAATTCCCGGAATAGGTCGGTGTTTTTGATATTCGTTTGTTATATTATTTTCAATATAGTGTGGTTTTCCTTTTCTGTCGTATCCGATTATTGTTGCGTTTTTTACGTTCTGACCATTCAACGAGGAATCAAAAGAGTTTTGAATTCCGTATTTATCTTTAAAAGAGTCGCCTCCATATAATACAAATCCGCTATATTGATTTACCTTAGAATTAGACACGGCGCGAATCCATGGCGTCATCGCTCCTTTATAATCTTTTATTTTTGAAAAATCGCTTGTATAGTTGTTGCCGTATTTATCAGACCGACGTTCTATTTCGTTACGCATATATTTGGGTAACGGAACCGCTGCATACGGTGGATATAGTGTATCAGACATACTTATTTATTTAAATTGTTGTATTCTTGCATTATAGAATCTATGTTAATAGGAATTCTTAATTGTAACCCAACAGGTATACTCAGTCTTCCGTTTCCAAGATTGTTAGATAAGGCTATAATCCACCATAAAGATGCGTCTTTATAAAATTTATATGCCAATGCATCAAGATAATCCGTTTCTTTTGAAATATAAATAATATCCGAGTCTTGTGGCTGAATCGTAGGATATAATCTTGTTCCTAAGAACCTTTTACCATCAAATGTTTTTTTGACGTTTTTATTGTTGTCGTATCGTGTCATGCTACAATTAATTGTTTAGAGAAACCACCACCGCTTTCACCGCCACCAAAGTTTCTTCCTCCGGTACGAGGCCTTTCTGTTTCTAATATATCTGTACTTATTTGTATTTCACATTCGGTGGGAAATTGTGCGTATTTTCCGCCACTGTTGTTCCATTCAATTTGATTGTTTAAATACTTCCACGTATTAGATTCATTATTTAATTCTGGAGTAATTTCCCAAATAACGTCTTCTGGTATAGATATGGTTACACTTTTTAAAATAACTGGTTGTTCTTTATATAAATCTCCAATTGTTATAGTTATAAGCGGAGGTACTATAAAATTACTGACAGATGGAATCTTTTCTTTTATATACGTATAATCAGTGTATTTAGCCGGTTTAGTCAAACCCACTAGGTAATTTATTCTCTTCCACATAGGTAATAATTCTTGTATGCTCATTGCAACTGCTTTGAAATTAAAACCTAATGTTCTGGTAAAACCTGTATAGTTACATAATTTATCCGCTCGACCTATATAGTTTATGTCTGCCCAATTGGCGTTAGCGTTCTCTTGAATTCCTTTGACTGTTGCTCTGAATGGAATGTAGGTTTCGTTTACAAGATCGTGAAAGTAAAATGCTATGAAATCGTCTTCATAGGGATTATATTTTTGCAAGGTTATCATCGACTCGCTTAATTTTCCTGGTTTATTATAAATTATAGATGAGTCGTCTACTCCCGGAAAATTTTTCACCATTATGGATAAAGAATTTATTGTATCCGATTTTCCTGTTGTTGATAATCCTTTTTGCGGGTTTGGGTTTTTATCATTTATGCTTTTTTCATATGAGCCAGATAACGGGCTCTGCGGATAACGATGATTTACTAATTTATTATATGTAACGTCTACACGACTTTCATACGAAGTAGTATTATAGTCTGTATTTATTTTTTTTAATGCGTCATTTAAAGAATTTATTATATTTTTTTTATGTTCGTTTACTTCAGGTGAACCGCGAACAGATATAACTTTTCCTGTTGCGTCGAATGCGGAATCGGGTAAAAATTCTTTATTTTCGTTTCTTCCAGAAAGTCCGGTCCCCATGCCTGCGCCGTGGAGTGTTCTAACTCCTGAATTCGGATCTTCTTTTATTTTATTCGAATATGTACCTTTTATATTGTAGGCCGATTCATTTTTTTTATTTTTATGTTCGTTTAATACAGATTCAACGCGAACAGATATAGGTTTTCCTGTTGCGTCTACACTTCCAGAAATTCCAGTCTCCATGACTGCGCTATGGTGTTTTAAAACTCCGAAAGGCGGATTTCCTGTTTCTGATGAGCCGGAAATCTTATATTCATTCGAATATGTACCTTCTATATTGTGGGCCGATTCATTTTTTTTATTTTTATGTTCGTTTAATACAGATTCAGCGCGAACAGATATAACTTTTCCTGTTGCGTCGAATGCGGAATCAGGTAAAAATTCTATTTTATTTCCGCTTCTTCCAGCCATTGCGCCTTGGAGTGTTCTAACTCCTGAATTCGGATCTTCTTTTATTTTATTCGAATATGTACCTTTTATATTGTAGGCCGCGTTACCGGAGTTTATTATAAATTTGATTTTATTATTTGCTTCTTGTCGATATCCCCAACTCTTTCCTTTGTTCTCGTCAGAAATATCTCTTGGAATTTGCGTATTGGGTTTTTCGGCTGTATCAGACGGTAATCTATAAGAACGAAAAGCTGGTTTACCTTCAAGGGTGGTATAAATGGATAATATATCCGAGAATTGATATGGTCCGGCTCCGGGTTCTAAATCCGATCTCTCTTTTCCTACATTACTACCATATTTTTTGTATCCGTGTGTATCATCTTTGATGTCATATCCCAACGGTGAACCGAAATATTGAGATTTCATCGGAATAGATTGTCCGAATATTTTTATTTTTTTATCGCTATCAGATGTAGAAGTTTGACCGAATTTTTTAATATTTTCTTTGGCCTTGCCTGTATTTTTTCCTGCCTCAAATCTTTGATAAAAATCTGTTCCCCAAGTTATAGGTTTTCCATTTTTATCAAAATAAGAAAATTTTTGAGGTTGCGTCAAAAATATTCCATAAGCTCCTTCATCCGCCCTGTATTTTGCGTTTCCTGGATGTTTCAGAGGACCAAATCCACCAAATAAACTTTTTGCAAAAGATACAATTGGTAAAGAGGCTAAAAATCCACCCTTTGAAGATTTGGGATTCTTGATAGACAAACTATTATATGCACTGATTGCAGTTCCTGCTCTAATTAATCCCTTTGAATTATTTTGATTTAAAGTGGATAATGCTTGGGGTCCGACGGTGCCTTTAGGTGGAGTTGGTTTATTTAGTGCCGATACACCAACAATACTTGCTAATGCTCCTAATAGTCCACCGCTCGTATCTATATGTCGGAGTGGATTTTTATCGGAGAATGGATTTATTTTAGTCGAAGCTGCCAGTATTGAACTCAGCGGATTGTATATTCTTGTTTCGTTAAATGCTTGACTTTTTTGTAATAAAAATTGTTTCGTTAAAAAAAGTATGCCGTTTCCACCTATTAAAAATTTACTGACTCTTATAGTATCTTGCAATGTGCTTGCAAATGGAAATGCTCGACTTTCAAATCTTTTTAAACCGTTTATTCCTTTTCTTCCTTGATTTGGATTTACATAAACATAAGGCTGTCTAGGTCCAAAACTAAAAAGTCCACTGTTTTCGGTATATGGAGATAGTTTCTTATACAAATTATTATTATTAGCATCGTATAATTGTTGTATTTTACCCACCAAAGGCGAATTACTATAACCACTAGGCACTATAACCGTCGGCGGCACTATATTTGTTGTATTTTGATTTGCCATATGAATATTTTAATAAGATGCTTGCGCTAATAATTCGCTCGCACGTTTGCCGTCTATATTTACTGCAATTCCTCCAGATTTCATTAAATTTATAAGTTCATCTAATTTTCCGATCATCGTTGTATTATCTTGGCTGGACTTAGCGTTTTTATTTTCTAATTTATCTTGGTCGGACTTAGCGTTTTTATTTTCTAATTTATCTTGGTCGGACTTAGCGTTTTTATTTTCTAATCTATTACCTAACACAGATGACGTAACTAACTTTAACGTATCGAGTTTTTCTACACTCGAATTTAATTTTTCTAAAGACGTCGCGAGTTTTGATATTGCATCACTAAAAGTGTTCACTGATTCAAATTCTTGTGCGACTTTTGATATATTCATAAGTGCATCTGCTGTAAATTTCAATTTACTTCCGATGTCTGCCAAGTCTCGTATTTTCTTTATCGGATCTCCTCCTAAAAACTTTCCAACAAACGAACCAATTCCTGCAACCGCAGATCCCTGTCCAAATGCCGCTAACGCTAACGAAATAGCACCAATACCTATTGCAGCTTTTAAAAGATCTATCTGAGTTAGTTGAAGTACGGGATCTATTGCTTTTGCAATGCCCTCGCCGAATAACGTCATTCCTGCGCCCGCCGCGAGTGCGGCCAAACCAAATGGAATAAGTGCTAAACCAAGTGCCGTTATAGCTAATACTCCTGCACCAAAAATTAATCCGCCGGGACCTGAAACTAAAGCTCCTAATCCAAATGCTGCTGCCGTAAATCCAATTAATGCTAGTGCGCCAATTCCAACTTGTGCCCAGTCTAGCTCACTAAACATTTTCATAGCAAATGTAAATGGAAGTAAAGATAATCCAAAGGCCGCAATGCCTAATGCTCCCTTGAAAACTTCGGGTTTTCCCATTTTTGATATTCCCTCTGATAAACCAGTTAATAATTTTTTTGCAGCGCTTCCGCCTCCAGCTGCACCTGCTATAGATATTGGTATAGCTGCAGCTCCTATTAATAACAATCCAGGTGAAGCCAATATCATTGCGGCTGATCCTATAAATACTTTCCCACTTCCCATTGCTTTTATCCCTTCAGCTAAACCTTCGAGAGACTGTTTTAATTTTTCTCCATTCAAAGTTTGTAACAATTTAGCTCCAAGAAATCCAGGTATCATTAAAGTTAATCCCGCCGATGCTGGAATAAGATTAAATGCGCCCTTTAAAACTCCGTCTTGTCCCATTTTTTTCAATCCCTCCGCAAGCCCAGTCAAGAACTTTTTAACACCTGGCCCATCAGATCCGCCCATTCCTTTAGTTTTACTTGCAGTAGAAGACGCATCTGGAGTAGCTGTTGTCGCAACGCCTGATCCTAAAGCCGTTTTCATACGATCTTTTATAAATGTGAATGGTTTTTTTATCATGGACATAAGTCCTGAAAGACCCATTTTTCCGAACAAAGCGATAGTAATAATTCCTGCACCACCGAGCACTAAGTTGGTCAGAATCTTCCCCACGTTCCCAAACGATTCATACAACTTACGAGTGTCTTCAATCGTCTCGTTTATCCACTCGTTAAATGATTGCAATACACTGTTTGACTCCCGAATCAAACCGAACAATTCTTTAAAGGGAAGTAAAAGCGCTTTTGCAATTTCTACAACTACTTTTAAAGTAGGAATAAAAATGCCGCCTAACAATTCTACAACAGGGAAAAATACATCGCTTAAACTATTACCAAGTGAATGCATTGTGTCGTTTAGTTGGTTTAGCAAGCTTTGCATTTTTGCTTTTTTTAACAAATCGTCTTTGGTTACTTCTACATTTTCTTTATTTTTTGTGATTAAATCGTCGTATTCTTTGCGTTCCTTCTCACTCATTTTATCCAATTCTTTTTCCATCATCAACATTTTGTTTATCTCTCCCACCGACATACCTGCAGCTTTTGCAATCGCTTCTTGTTGAAACATGTTCATCTTTTGAAACTCTCCAGTCGACTTTATGGTTGCTAAAGTAGCTTTTGCTGCCTCTTCGAACTTTCCTGCATATGAGAGTCTACGAGATTCCATGAAGTTTAAATTTTTTCCTACTAAAACTGATGCTTCCATTTCGTCTCCGATACTAGTTTGAAAGTTAAGCATACTTCTTGACGATTCCGTTAAAGTTTTTAAACTTGTTCCAAGTCTCGCTGCCGCTGCGGCTCCTTTTATAAGTTCCAACGTGCTGCCTCTAACCATCGAAAGCGCCTGCTCGCCGGCTTCGGCCACATCTTTCATTAATTTATCCAATGGAACACCTGCGGCTTTAGCTAAATTACCTGCATATGAAGCATAACTTGTAGCAACTTTCGAACTAACTCCACTCAAAGCCATAGTTTGTGTTAAAAACTTTGCACCTGTATCACTGGATACACCTAAATTTTTACTTAATAAGGCTGTAGTTTCTACCAGTTGTTTATTGTTATTTAATACTTTTACATTTCCAAGGTTATTCATTAAATCTCCTGAGGCTTTGTATCCATCCTTTAGCGTCACTCCAAATTTTTGATACTCTTGATTTAACTTTAAAGCTGTATCCTCAAGTTCTTTGGTTTGATCAACGTTTAACTTAGTTTCTTTTCTAAACTCTTCGGCCTCTTTCTGAAGATCGATAAAACGATCTACGGCTAGCGTTAGTAAATCAGCTATTACTTTTAATGCCAGCGCATATATATTTCCGGTTTTTGCCACATCCATCCAACCTTTAGCTAAATCTACAACTTTTTTTCCTTGTTCGCCTAAAAGGTCTGCTCCTTTTTTCTTGAGATCTACTTGTGACTGAGTCATAGAATTCTCCGCTTTAAGAGCATTGATTGTATCCATGAGGGGGCCCGTCTTCTCTACGGATGCGTTCTCTTCACGTAGTCTGTTCAATTCTTCTTGAAGACTATTTATAACTGATTGTCTAGTTGATATAGATTCGAGTTGGTGCTCAGTGGTTCTATGTGATCCTTCCATCATCTTAGACAGATCTTGTGTTTTAGTAATTTTTTCTTCTATTTCACGGATGCTTTTTTTCGCTAACTCCGACGCTTGCTTTTGAAGATTTAACTCTTTAGCCGCTCCTTCTCGCTGTTCGGGTGTCATTTTATCGACCAACTCTTTACCTGTTTTTTGTGCCTCGGATTTATTTTCGTTTGGATCACTCATAATATATAAATATCAAATGCTAAAGGTTATTAACGATTTAGTTGATTTAAAATTATAATAAATTGCGGATTCTACAGTTAAGGCTTATCGACCTTAAAGAATGTCGGTTATTATAGCGATTTTATGTATAACTTGTAGAAGTCGTCAACATCCTGCGGCATCGATACGGAGAAACGAATGATCCGATGTTCACAAAAACCGGAGACAGTTAATCTCTGTCTGTTATTTTAGCTAGACCGAATTGTTGATAATCGATCTTTTACAGAGAGACGTATTGGGTCGACTCTATGCTAATTTCGTTGTTTATATTTTAAATTTATTAGATAAAAAACTTCCTATAATCTGATAGGTTGTATGGTGATCCTTCTTTGATTTGATTGCCAACATCGGAACTTATACCCTTACTTTTATCATTTTTTTTGGTTTTGATTAACCCCTTTGCTTTGTCATAGTCATTTCTACCAGCTTTTGACAATGTGTTCAGTTTTTGAATCAATTCAGCTTTACCCTTTACATCAAGTGGTTTCAAACCATCTTTTGTAACAATATTCCACTTGTCTCCAAAATATTGATACAAAGACTTTGGAGTTAATGGATCTTCTTCTTGACCAGCCATGACCAATGTCTTTTCTTTTGGTTTAAATCCATCTTGTTTTGGTTGAGCTTGGCTTGATCCCAACAAGTCCAATCCTTGTAGTGCGTTATCAACCATTTTGTTTGTCTTTTTACTACCCTTCTTATATACCAACACATCACCAATGTCCAAACAAGTAATTATAAGTTGTTTTAGATTTGCCTTAGTAAAGCCGTTTGGATTCAATCCTTGTAGAATTAGACCTAAATCAATCAATTTAGCAAACATTGCTCTAGCATTTGCGATATCTGGGCCGGTCAAGTTTCCAATAGCGCCAGTATTTGGAACAACTGGCTTACCCTTGGTCTCCAAATCTTCGTTCATTGGTAACTTAGGTGGCTGTGCAGGTGCCACGCTAAAATTATAAACACTATTTGGATTCTTTTTGTTGAACACTTGACGAAGTTCAAAAGTAGCACCCACTAGGTTTGGAATAACAGCGGTAAAGTCGTTGATAAATGCTTGACGTGCTTTATTTTGTGCCAATAAATCTTTAGCTGCTTCAGCCAGCGAAGTAAACTGAGGATCTTGTGTTATTTCAACACGAACATTATTTGGATCACCAACCTTTTGACGATATTGAGCAGACGCATCACTAATTGCTTTACTGAACTTAATCAAGAAGGTCTTTAATGTAGCAATACTAGCCTTAGCCTCTGGACTTTTTGGATCATCAACAGCTTTTAACATATCTACCACCCGTTGTTGTAAATTACCAGAGAATAACGGACTTCCCTTCAATCCAGTTACATACTTTGCCAAATTTTTATTTGCATAACTGCCGCCTGAATCACCAGCACCAGTAGTTGCACCAGGAGTTGCATCAGAATTTTTGCATTTTGCGATGTCGAGTTGTCCACTCTTCGTATTTTTATATTTTTCGTATATTTTTGGATATTTCTTTTCAAATTCATCTAGAAAAGCACAAAAAACAGAACGATAATAGTTATCATCATCTATAACTTTTCCAGTTGAATCAACTTTTACAAAATCGTATTTTTTGGGATTGTTATATACATTCTTACCAAACTCGTTCCGAAACGCTAGAAGTGTATTTTCTTCTTCACGTGTCAAAGGTTCGCCTGTTGCGGAAGTCTGTGTTGAAGTTGCGCCAGTAGTTTTTTCAGAATCTTTAACACTTTTACTGACCACGATATCTTCCGGAAAATTTAAGTTCAAACTTTTTGGAAGCTTTTTAAAATCGGCTTTAACTTTTTCAATAAGTTCATACGCGGATTTTGCGCCCTCAATGTTTTTCAAACTGTTCAACACTTCTGTTGTATTGTTTCCACTTGCGTTGAATGTTTTTGCGACATCTTGAATATATTGACGCATTTCTTTTTCAATATTTTGTTTTAAATTTTTAACTGCGTTTTCTTGATTTGCAGTTAAAGGAACAGCCCCAACAACAGGAGTAGCAGCAGACGTGGATGCGGCTGCTTCACTTAAAACATTCTTAAGTATAGATAACAACATTGTAGATTCGTTTGTGTTATTAATTTTATTTGGTGTGACCCCTGGTGTGCCCCCCCCTGCGGCTACAGCTCCAAACGCGGATGTGGCAGAACGAATGTTATTGTTTAATGTTTGATTAAATGCATCGGTTGCGGCCTCGATACTGTTTCTTGTCGCCATAACTAATTCAGCATTCTGGAAAGCTTTAACCAGATGTTTATTATCACCATCATTTGCAAGATTGGCAAGATAATTATATAAATTTATATATTCTTGATTCATTCGCTTCGTAACTAGAGGCGCCATTGTTCCTAGCTCATCGTTTGCCAGATCTTCACCCATCTGACTTATTGAACGTACAGAGGTCGCTATTAAATCGATTGTACTCTTGGATCCTGCTATATCAAAAGTCATCTTTTGAGCAGAATCCCAATTGTTCATAGTTACTTGTACATGAACATAACCCTCATTCTGAAACTTTTCGAAATAGGTCATGATGTCACGCCCAATCTCAGTCGGTACCGACATTTTCATCATATTCTGTAAAAATGGACCAACAGTTTGTTGAAATAACTGGCCGGTCAACCAACCTACTATACTCGTTTTAAGTGCATTGCCAATTGCAGTAGAAGCACTTTCACCTTTTAACGCACCCACAGCGGCTCTCAACATGAAGAGAACTGCGCTTGTTACAAGAACAACAGACTTTGCACCTACAAGCGCGAAGCCAATTGGCCCGGCGGCCAAACCTGCAACAGTTGCTAATAATCCAATTACTATACCGGTCTTAACTGTATTTGCTTTTGCATAGGCTCCAAGTTGATCAACTATCTTTAAAATATTAGACTGTTCTGTTTGATTTGCACCCAGCTTAGAGAGATTATCACGAATTGATTTCTTCTTTTCTTCAAACATTCTATCAAAATCTTGAACCGGCTTGGTATTTTTGATGTTTTCCCACAATTCATTAAATTTTTTATTCAGTAACGCAGTAAGTTTTTCCGCTCCACCAACCGCGGCAACGGCAGCACCAGTAACACCGTACGGTAGAACATTGGCACCACTTAGAGCCGTTCGTGCAACTCCACCTGCGATTTGTCCTCCCTTTTGGGTTAAACCTTTTAACACTCCACTCTTTTTTACAGGAATACCTCCGATAGCATCAGGTACATTTTTGTCGAAAGTTTTTAATTGAGCAAAATAATCTCCCAAACTTCTTGTGAAATTTTTGTTTCTTAAATTGAGATATGTGGTTTCATATTCACCTTTTACCGATCCACCTATCTTACTTTGAATAGCTTTTCCCAAACTACCAAATCCACCAGCACTAGCGAGATTACCCACAGCATTAATAGCACCTTTACCAAATCCAGCAACCTTAGCTGCAAAGTTATCACCAAATTTTTCTTGAAGAATTTTTTCGGTGATTTCGATTGATTGAATCTCCATTACCAATTCTTTTTGTATAGCCAGACCATCACGATAATATCCAAAAAATTCTTTGGTGCGATTACCGTGAATTGATTGATATTGATCATAAAATTTAACTTCTTCGTTGAGAAGTTGTCTAGAATAAAAAGTTTCAATTAAAAGAGGTGAATTATCCATACAATATAAATATAATTAATTCTATAAAAAAAGCATAATATTGTTACATCATCTTATTTTTTGGAATAGTTCGTCGACTTATTATATTCTTTAGATTCTTTTTCTTTGATCTCGGTGAGTTGTTTATAGTAGAAATTTCTCAAATAAACAGGTAAATCATAAGCTATATCAACATTTATAGCTCCTTGACTGTAATAACCAAGCTGAAAAATCTGTTGATGTAAGTAAACTTTATACTCCGGTGTCAGGCCAAAAAAAGGATACCGACAACGGTATGCCCATCCTTTCGTTGTGTTGGCAGTCGGAACACTCAAAATCAAACGCCATGTCGATATCAGGTGTATTTTCTTTAACGTAGATTCTAAATGCTAAACTATCCTTGGATAACAACTGTTGATCAACAAACTTGTTGATAATCTGTCGATCTTCGTTTCCGTCCACACTGACAATCATTTTTTTCAAACGAGTAGTGATTTCAGCCGAAGCTCCTGACTTGTTGATTTTGTTGAGTGCAGTCAATTCTTGTTCGATCGAACTTTCATCACGATGTGTCAATAACTTGTATTTTAATGTTACTTTTGACGCGGGTAAAACAAATTCAAATAAATTTACTCCACGTTCATACTTTTCAAACTCAAACTCTTTGTTATTTACTTTTGATAAATCTATCAAACAGTTGTTTTCTTTTCCACATTTAGGACATTTAACTTGAAGTGGTCCATAACTATCGCCATACGCCAATCTTCTTGATGCGACAAATAGAGCATTTTTATCGCCAATTAATAATTCATCGGTTTTAACTCCATCGGTAACAATCAAACTCTCCAAAAGTTTTTCCAACACCACTCCTTTTTTAATCAAATTTTGACTCGTTAAAATATCTTCTTCTTTTGCAGTCATGTATTTTATATCTACAACACCTTTACTTAAAGGTGAATTTGAGTTGTAAAAATATCCCTCGCTAGGCAATCCAATCGTTTCTGATGGATACTTGGGTTTCTCGACTGGTTTACTAGCAGGTGATTTAACTGCCAGTCTGACTGAATCAGGAACGTTAATCGAAGTTTCTTTTTGTGGTCGTGTAATATTAATTGTATCTTCTTCCATATAACATTATGTTTTCAATATATAGTAACCAATTACTTTTTTTTCTTTTTATATTTAATGTATTTTTAAAATTTACTCTTTTACGATTGATGCGGCTTTAACAGCTGCCTCTGTAGATTTAACTTTTTCTTCTGCATTTTTTACCGACTGTTCTTTTTCAGTTAAATCTTTTTCTCCAGAATCTTTTGCAGATTTTAATGATTCTTGTGCTTTATTCAAATTATATTTTGCTTTTTCTAATGATTTAGATTTTGCCTTTAAATCAAACTCGTCACGTTTTAATTCTAAGTCTTTTATTTCTTTATCAAACGTCTCGTTTTCTTTATCTTGTTCATTTTGTTCCAAGATAATTCTTATATAACTTCTCACATATTCTTTTAATTTAACTTTTTTATTCATATAGTTTCAGTAATAAATATATAAAAATAAAAATTATTTTGAAAAAATCCACTTAGAGTGTCCACAATCCCAAATTCTATCGTAATTATTAAGTTGCATATTTTGCCATTCGGTTAAATTTTTATCAAATTTATTCAGTTTTTTATCAAGATTGTGTTTAACAAACCCGTATCTATGTAATCTATCTGGATTGCCATATTTAATATAAAAATAATTAGGCGGCGTGTTTGATTCAAAAGAAAATCCTAACTTTTTATAAATATCTCCAATACTCCACCTTCTATCCGCGTATGATATTATTTTCTTAGGATTGTAAGTCTTTATAAAATATTTAATAAGTTTACTAGCTCCACCTATTATCAGATTTTCTGAACAATATCTATACATTTCGTATTCATCTTCTTTATGTTTGTTTCCTAGAATGACTCTGAGTTTTCCAAATGTCATAACCGATACAAGGTTTCCTTTAAAAATTAAAGCTAACCGTATCGATGAATTGCATTTTCCCTGAAGATGGTGTGTTTCCAAAAACTGATCGCAATCTTTTGAATTAATCTCTTGGATTTCACAGTCTCTAGCATAAATCTTATTTTTTGCATTTTTACCTAAAATGTGAGATAGTCGAGTTTTGACCACGTTTTCTTTTTTAATCCACTCATCCTCAAATATGTGAATAAGTCTAATGTTCTTCTGAAGACATTCTTCTGTTTTTTTTAAATGATACATTTTTGATTTTTTTCCTGCCAACTCACTGTGCCAATATGTTCCGTCAAATTCTATTGCAACGTTTTTAGCCGGAATGTATATATCAAGTTCACCCGAAATAATACCTCTTTGTTTTTTTTGTATTTCCACTTCGGCACCCATCAACGATTTGATATAATCGGATATTTCTTGTTCCATAATCGATGTTCCTCGAATGTATGGATTGCAAACCAAACATCTGGGAATATGTCCGCCGTCTATGTGATCTTCAAAAATTGCCTCACACTTATTACATTTAAATTTATATAAATTTGATTTATCCGTCGTAACATACTCTTCGTTTTCAAAACAAACAGAAACATGTTCGTTTATTTTTGGATTGGATCTTAACTTTTCCCATCGACGCAACCGATTTTTTTTAACCATTTTTAATTTTATAATATCAGAATTTACAGGTATTTTATTTCCGTATTTTTCTATATTGGTGTTGTGAATTTTAGATTTAATTGACTCACATTTAAAAACATTATCACATCCGTATTTTTTTCTAACCGTGTTTTTTACCTTTTCTTTGACCATCTTAGATTGTGATGGATTTTCCGTTCCGTATTTTTTTAAATTTGAAATTTTTATTTTTTCTTTTACCACGTTTGATTGAAAAGAACACTCAACCCCAAAATTCTTTTTATTTGTAGTTTTAATCTTATCGATGACCTCCGATGATTTTGACGCATTATTTACGCCGTATCGTTCTAAACACGTTTTTTTTGCTTTTTCTGGATTAACATACGTCTCAGATCCATATTTTTTTAATTTTGTGCTCTTTATTTTATCAATACGATTTTTGTCATTCGCCGTCGCTTGAGAACTGCATTTAACACAACAAAATCTTTGCTTTCTTTTTATTAAAGATTCAAATTCGTTATTACATACTTCACAATTTTTTACTATATAATATGTATTTTTTAATTTTATCATGCGTCTCCACCTGTCATTCTAACTTGAAATACATATAATTCAATCCATTAAAAAATAAAAAAGTTCGCCGGTTTAGTGGCGAACTTTCTTTGATATCCTTTAAACAATTTTTAGAATTGGAGGATACAGTAATCCATACTGAGAGTTATGGTGATTCCTATATGCTCGCCGTCGTTACTCCAATCAAGCGTACCGAAGTTGGTTGTACCTGTGATAAATGCTCCTTTAAGAGTCCACTCTTCCACTTTATCTCCAACAGGTCCTAGAACGTTAATTGTGACATCTTTTTTGTAAAAATCACTATATCCGTCTCGACCAGTCACTGATTCGTGGTGTAAACGAATCCATTCCATGACTGCTTGTGCGCCGGACGGAACAATTGGATCATACAATTCTATTGTCACATCTTCCCATTTGCTCTTTCCACGATATTTTCTTTGAATGTTGATGTGGTTTAATTCTTTTACAGCTGCGTTAATTTTGGGTCGATCTGTTTTCTTGATTAGGAAGGACGGAATTCCATCAAGATACATGATAAAGCGATTTTGAACTTTAGGTTCGAAAGCTGTGAAAAAGATTTCATTGGATTGTAATAAGTCTGCCATAATTTAAAATTCCTTATTTTGATGTTTTGATGTTATATTCATCGTTGAGTATAAATAATAAAAAAAACAAAAAAAATGATTTTAATTTTTACTTTAATAATTATATTTACAGCTTTCGAACTAAAAGGTAATATTTTATGGGTAGACGTAGAAAGAATCCGATTAACGTGACAAAACAATGTCCAACATGTGGCGTTAATTTTTTAATTAAATATTCAAAACAACATCAAGTTTATTGTAGTCGAGCTTGTTCACAGAAATCTCCATCGGTTATAGCAAAAATGAAATGTAGTCAAAAAGAAACGTTTATTGAAAAATATGGAGTAGAACACCCTATGTTGACCGATGCTACAAAATTAAATTTTAAAAAATCGATGTTGAGTAAATATGGTGTTGATCATCCAAGTCATATGGATGGACACAGGGAAAAGGTTAAGTTAACATTGAAAAACAGATACGGTGCTGAAAATTATAACAATCTTAAACAAATGGAAAAAACCATGTTTGACAGATATGGGGTTGTGAACTATAGAAAAACTTCAGCTTGTTCGGACAAAATAAAACAAACGTGTTTGAAAAAATATGGTGTGGAACATGCCTCTCAAAGAGAAGAGCTAAGGCATAAACATCGCTCGAATATGTTTATTAAATTTAAAAATTTGCCAGAATTTGAGAATTTTACACCTCTGTTTAGTTTAAATGATCTACAGGGAATGTCTTCTGAAATTATTAGATACAAATTTAAATGTAACCGATGCGATTCTCTTGATTTTTACAAACTTATAGATGGAAGTAAACCTTTATGTAAAAAATGTGATAAAGATATTTTATTTAAAAACCAAAACGAATTGTGTTTGTTTTTAAAAGATATTTTAGAAAAAGATGAAACGATTATTGTTGATGATCTAACTATACTATATCCTCAAGAAGTAGATTTATATATTCCATCGAAAAAAATTGTAGTCGATCTTGTGGATTTGCAATCTCACAGCGAATTGGTTGGCGGTAAAAATAAAACATATCATTTGTTAAAAACCAAAAAATGTCTGAGAAAAGAAGTTGAGTGTGTTCAGATTTTTGAAAATGAATGGAATGATAAAAAAGAAATAGTGAAATCAATTTTAAAAAATAAATTTAAAAAATGTGATAATAAATTTTATGCTCGTAACTGCACTGTAAAAATTCTTAACAAAGAAGAATGTAAAAATTTTTTAAACGAAAATCATATTCAGGGAAACGATAAGTCTTTTTTTAAAATTGGTTTGTTTCATAACAATATGTTGGTGTCGGCAATGACATTTTGTAAAAGTAGATATAATAAAAATTACGAATACGAACTTAGTCGTTATTGTAACAAATTGTATTCAAACGTTGTCGGTGGAGCGGAAAAGTTATTTTCTTTCTTTTTAAAAAAATACAATCCCAAAAACATTATTACTTACAGTGATCGTCGATTTTTTTCCGGCGAAGTATATCTTAAATTAAAATTTAATTTTACACATAACACCTCTCCCAATTATTTTTATATATCGGATAATTATAAAACTTTATTAGGAAGAATTAGCTTTCAGAAACATAAATTGAAAAAATTGTTGTCTTTGTATGAAGAAAATCTTAGTGAGTGGGAAAACATGAAAAACAACGGATATGATAGAATTTGGGATTGTGGCCACTCGACCTGGGTTTATACCGCTTAATTTTTTTCAAAAATACTCACCGAATGATCGTATACATCTTTTTTTAAATCTCTTATTCTTTTTATATATCCTTTAGATCTTAAAAGTTTAAACACAACATTTTCTACGCTCATTTCTCCAGACGAATCTAATCCAGTTTGCCTCATTTTATATAAGTCATTAATCAGCGTATTCAACTTATCTACTGTGGTAGGTTCTTCTGTAAATCTATTTATTTTATAAACGTAATCATTATATTTACTCTTGACCATTTCTTTATCTATTATCACCTTTTGTTTTTTCGGCTTAACAATCCAATATCCTTTCATTAAAGAATAAATTCCAGTCGCATGTGTTTTATGATTTACGTCTTGAATATAACCTTCGACGTTATAACCTTTAATAGTAATGTCATGTTCGTAATTCCACTTTGATTTTAAAGCGTTTAAATAATTCTGCGCTTCTTTTTGATCGACTCCTAGTTCGTTAATATCAATAACCAAATGAATATCTATATCACTTGTAGTCGTCCAGTTATAGTTTGCAGAACTTCCTAATAATAATACATCTTTAAGAGCGGGCTTTATTTTTATTTCTGCATAAAAATCAGAAGCGATTTTTAAAAGCTTTGCAGAAATTTCAGGCTTGATGTTTTCATCAGACTGCCATATGGCAGGATTTAAAGTGGATTGATATAATCGATCAAACATATCTGTAAAGTTCTTTAATAATCCTTTCGGCGTTAATGCGTTCAAGATCACCAATTGTTCTATTAGCATTAAAATGCTGAATTCCGATTCCTCCTTTAGCTCTCCAAGAATCGATATTATTCTTGTAGTCGTCAACTAATATTTTTCCAGGCCCCGCATATTTCTGTTTATCCTGCGCTGATCCAACAATAATAATATCCGAAGCATCAATTTGCGATGTAAAATTATATTTTTTAAGCCACAATCTTTTTCCTTCATCTGCATAAATACTTCCGTTTTTCTCACTTGAACTGCTTAAAATTCCAACGCGAACAAAGTTTTTAAATACAAAACTTTTAAGATCTTCCATGTCTTTCATCGGAGTCATGTTTTCCCAAAATTCCACTCCCGCGTCATTTATAAACTTCCACAACGATTGCGATCCTTTGGTTTTTTCATATTCAGCAACATCAACTCCTGATTTAATTTTAAATTCAAGATGAAAATCGCATAATACGCCATCCATATCAAGGTATATTATTTCAATATCAGTCATATCGTTGTATAATAAATATCCATTTAAAATATAAATAGTTGACTTTGTTTTATAAAAAACTATATGTACAACATGCTGTTGCAAGCAAAACAAGCACAATAACTAAAATAAGTAAAACAAGTACAATATAATTAAAATTAAGTACTTAAGGAAAATAAAATATCAAAATTGTCAAAGGTGTATTTTTTATGTAATAGTTGTTCGATCGAATTCTCTCCGTTCCAACCGTCACTCCAGGGTTGACCGTATTCAGGACCGGCTAATACATGTTCAATGTTGTTATCGTCGTACTCAACGAAAATCTTAGTATCGATTTTCATATACTATAAATATCAAAATATAATAAATAATTTATTTTTTTTAATAATTATTTTTTCCACTCGTATTTTAAATGTCCACAATCCCAAATTCTATCATATCCGTTGTTTTTCATGTTTTCCCATTCGCTTAAGTTTTCATCGAAAATTTTAAGCTTATCTTTTAGAACATTTTTTCTAAAATTAAATCTGTGATACAATTTTAACGCATTGCTTTTATAGAAATACCAATAGTTAGGAGACGTTATACTTGACAAATCAAACCCCAATTTTTTATAAAACGCTTCTCCTGATTTACTATATCGCCTATCCGCATAGCTTATTACGGATTCAGGATTATAATTTTTAACAAAATATGAAAACATCCTTCCAGCCGCCCCAATCACGGTCTGAGACATGCAAAATCGATACAGTTCATATTCATCATCTGCGGTATTAGTGGAATTTCCTAAAGCGACACGTTTATTACCAAAGGTCATTACTGATACAAGTTTATCATTATAGAATAATCCTAATTTAATTGAGGATTTATCAGGCCCCTGCAAATGATTTAATGTTAAAAAACGAGAAGCGATATTTGAGCCGACAACACGAACCTCGCAATCTCTAGCATAGATTTTTTCTGCGTTATTTAACCCTAAAATATGAGTCAACCTACGTTTAACAATATCTTGGTTATTCATCCACTCATTTTCAAATATATGAATCAGTCTCACGCCGACCACCTCACATTTTTCAGTCTTGTTCAGATGATAATTTTTATCTTTACCACAAGACTCTCCATGCCAATAAATTCCATCAAGTTCTATTGCCAATTTCTTCTCTGGAATGTAAACATCCAACTCAAGTGGATTTATTACAGTTCTGTCATCCTTAACAATTAAACACTCATTTCCTAATTTAGATTTAATAAAATCTACCAACTCTAACTGAATTCCACTTTTCGTTGGATACGGTTCGCACGATAAACATCTCGGATCTTTTCCATTTGATATAATGTCACTAAATACATCATTACATTTTTTACATTTAAACTTATAAGGAATTCCTACTCCGCCAACTTTATTTCCCAAATACTCTGATTCCGAAAACATCGGAACGAACTTATCTTCTATCTTTTTAAATAACCTCTCTAAATATTTTTTATTTTTTTCATTTTTAGAACGACGAGAAACATCCGAATTCTTCATCGCATTTTCAACTCCATATCTATCTCGCATGGTTTTTAAAAACCCATCCGTTCCAAATCCTATTTTTCCAGATTTCAAATTCTTCTTTGTAGAAATCGAAACATTTGGAGAATAGGGCAATCCATATTTCTCAATTAAAGTGGTCCGAGCTTTGGGTCTATTATTATAATTCTCATCGCCATACTTTTCTAGTTTAGTCTTTTTAACTTTATCTATATTCACATAATTTTCATCACCATATTTATCAATCTTTGTATTTTTTACCTTATTTATATTTACATAATTCTCATCTCCATACTTCTCAAGTTTGGTTTTCTTGGATTTAAAAACAAAATCCGACAGTTTGGAAGCATGATCAACTCCATATTTTTTTAACATTGTATTTCTCAATGTATTCATTCTTTTTTCATTTACATCTTTACTAGAATTCAATGTTAATAAACAACCCTTAGAACATGTAATCTTTTTCCTTTTCTTATAAACATCAAACTCCTTATTACACACAACACAATTTCGAGTCTCGTGACTGTTTTTATGTTTAGAGTCGCCCACACATTTATAAGAACACCGATTTCTGTAACCCTTGTAAATTCCATCAAATTTACATTTTTTCCCACACGACTCACATCGACCAACATTTTCCCCATTCAAAAAATGATAAAGCTTTTGGCCAAATGATTCAAAATCATACATACCATCGATGTCACGATAAAAATCTGGATGCATTCTTTTAAGTTGAATAGAATAATTTTCACGATTTTTTTCCAAAAACAAATTCAATTCTTCAATAGTCATATGGATAAGTATATCTGCAACCGACTAAAACTACAATATTTATGTAGTTATAATTTAATAAATCTAAATAAAAAAATTGGCAACTTGTTTAGTCGCCAATTTTTTCGAATGGAATTTAAATATTAAGCGCCTGGGAAAGCAGCACCAGTTGGTAATATATTAAAATCAAGAACAATGAATTCAGCCGTTTTGGCAGGTTGTAGATAGATTTGACCATACAATATGTTTCTATCAATCAAATCCGGCGTATTATTACTTTCATCCATCACAACTTGGAATGCATATAGACCACTTCGTTGTTGAACGCTTTCCAAATATGGATTCACGATGCCTAAGAATCTATTTCTTGTGGCGGTCACGTTCTGTTCAAACACCAAGAATTTAGAACTACTTGCGATAAACTTCTTAAGCGCAATTAACAATCTGCGAACGTTAATTCTATCTAAAGCACTTGGTTTTTGCTGAAGGGTTTTCTGTCCCCATACACAAATTCCTTGGCCAGGGAATGCCGCGATAGGATTGACTCTTCCCTCGTATAGAGTATCACGTTCAGAATGCGTCAGTCTGTCTAAAACTTGAACAGCTTGAGTGATACCACCACGATTCAAGCCGGCCGGAGCAAACCATTCTGCGGCAGCGGCATCATTAGCTGCGTAAATAGCAGGTAACACTACGCTAGGCGGAACACTTATAATCTTATTTAGATTTGTATCTAATATCTTCACCCACGGATAATAAGTGGCAGCGTAATTTGTATCATATGTTGAGGCTTGATTTACCGCTGAATCAATTAATCCTACACTTTGATTGCTTGAGGGGAAAACTACGTTATCCATAATATAGAAACAATCTCCACGAGCTTCACACATGTCAACCACAAGATTTGTTACGTAACTGTGTAAGCTAGAGAAAATGCCTGGAGTAACAATCAAATTAATATCAAATTCATCTGCGTTACCCAGTGCTCCTATACATTGTTTGTAAGCTATACTACCAGCACTATTAATATTTACGCAATTTAATCCTTGAGTATTTCCAGCAATTATATCAGAACCAATATTAATAGGAATAGCAGGCCACTGTCCATCAAATCCACCCTGCATGCCTAAAACGAATTTACGTTTTTTAACGTTAGTAGATTCATCAGCCGCGATATAATAGGATGGAACTCCATTTCCTGAAGTAACTCCTCCGATTGTATAATCTGATTCCAAATCAAAATCATCGTTTCCTCCGTTGCTATCATTTGAACCAAACGCAGGAAGCGGAGCAAAATATTGTTCATTGTCACGATTACATCCTACACCTGAAGAGGCGGTAGGATACAGAGCTCTAAGAGCGTCAGGAGCACCTACAGGCACTTCTCCAATCATTACTCCTGAAGCATATTTACCTGGAGTTTCACTATAGGTTGAAGCTTTTGTATATTTCATTGTAGGCAAGAATATACTATAGTTACTATCCATTGGAGTAGCATATGCTCGGAAGCCGTAAGGAACCGCATCAACAGGATAAATATCTGTAGTCATTTCGATACGAATATATTTACTCAAGTTGACATAAGTTCCAAATTCAATAATTTTACCGGCAAAGGTAATGAAGTTGTATCGATCACCAATTTTACGAGCAATGAAATTTGCAGAATCAGGATCAAGATTTAAGTTTTGGAAGCTCTCTAAATATTTAGGACGTTTCTCGGTGTCACTATAACTACGAACACTTAGAGTAAAACTACCATAATCAGAACCAGGAACAGTACCTGCCAGTTTAACATTACTAATTTCAATTTTAAACCGTGTATTTTCACCAGTACCATCACCTAAAGTGTGAACCTTAAACAAATTGAATTTACCTGGAACAGCCGGACCAGCCGTACCAGTCCAAGGAGCAACAGTTTGTGAGGTAATGAATGGAGTCTCAGCCTGTTTAAGACCGAACGCACTATCTCCTTTATTTAAATCCGTAGAATACTTGTCAGAGAAATTCAATAAACCACCAACACGATCTTGACCCTCGATAGTAGTTCCAACTTTAATCATCCAATTTTCTTTTTCTGCTTTTACCTGTTCAATTGTATCCTCGAATATTGAATATATGTAAGCGGCTTCAATTTTTTGTCCACTAACTTGTTTGGCAGGATCACCAACCGTAGCATCATCACCAAACACAGAAGTTATATATTTACTATTATTTGGATCCAATGAAAATCTATATGTTCCAAATGCACTACCAACAGAACTACTTAATTTTAAATCAAATTCTAAGCTTGTGGCTCTTTCTGACGCAGAAGAAGTAATTGTAGTCAAATCACCACTGAAACCAGGAATACTCAAGTCAGATAAATTTTGATTAGCATTTCTGGTATTAGCCAAAACTGCCAATATCTGAGGCAAAGCGCCTGAATTTGTAGAAGCACACGGATCCGAACTCACAACGGAAGAACTGATGAACTCTCCTGTATAATCTCCATATTCACCCTGTATATTTCCTGACACAAGATACAATACCGTGCCACAACCACCTTCAGTACGTACGGCTTTAAATACACCGTTTAGTATTGTTAGAGCAGAACCATCTTCTGTATCAAATGTAGACGAAGCGGTAATATTTAATGATATTCCTGACATCGAAAGATTAGACGTAGTTGAGGTAGTTTCTAATAACGCTTGAGTGAGTTTGGCTAAACTAGAAAAAGTGGAATTACTTTGAATACTAGAACTAATAAAAAATTTTCCTGAAGTAAATGTGGCCGTAGTAGTGCCTAGTTCCACGGTTTGTCCAGCAAACGCTAAACTTGATGTATTAAACTTAGCTATTACAGTGACGTTATTTAGCGTAATTGACCCAGTGTCTGTACTATTAGAACCGCTATATGTAATAAAATTTAAAGGATCAGTTGAACCATCTGAACTTTTTACAAACGAATTATTTCCAGTTTGAACCGCTTCACTTAAACCATTACGATCCCAAGTTCCAGGAACTGCATAAATCATCAACGGATTGTTTTGTTTATAGCCTGTGAGTGCTCCTACTCTGCATACGGTGACTCTTCCTTGTTCTTGTAAATACTCTTTGGCGGTATAAGGTCCGTAATATACACCATCCGCAACTCCAAATCGTTCTTCAAGATCAGTTACGGAGGTAATTAACGTGGGAGAAAAACCTGGTCCTTTTGCAAACGGCGCGACGACAACTCCGCCTATGTCAGCGACACCTTGCGCGAGACCGCTGAGGTCGTTTTCTCTTGTAAAAACGCCCGGAGACACTATTTGGTTAACCGGACTAAATCTTCCACCTTCTGTAATTGGCATATGTTGTTCCTTTCAAAGTTCTACTTTTTTAAAAATAGATGTAAAAATCTAAATATAAATATATTTAAATTTTCCAAACAACATTTTATTATAAATTTATTTTATTTATTTTGTGGGGTAAAAGTACCATCTTTTAAAGAAAGTGTTCCATCTCCATACTTGGTACTTAGATCCGACAACAATTTAGACTCATCTTCTTGTAATTTCAAGTATTCTTCACGAAGTTTATTTTCCGATTCGTTTATAGATTTTATAGCCTGTTCAATAGAAATTCTTTCTATATTTAGCTGGCCAAACATAATCAATTTTTCTTGATATGATTCTTGTAGAGTTTTAATAGCTCTTAATTCTTCGTCGGTAAATTTTATAACGTCATTCATAGTTTATTTATTATATTTGTAGTGGATATATCATGTTTAAATTTTATAAATTTTATATCCGACTTATTTTCGGTCAGAGATTTTTTTTCTTCTTCGTTTAAAGTTTCAAGAGTATAATCTCCACCCTTTATATATATGTCAGGTTTAGAAATTTTCAAAAAATTTACACATCTTAGTTCGTCAAAAACATATACAAAATCCACACATTTTAAATTATCTAATATGTAAGCTCTATACGATTGTATATTAATTGGTCGGTTTTCACCTTTTAATTTTTTAACGCTAGAGTCAGAATTTATACCCACTAACAAATAGTCTCCTAAAGATTTTGCTTCATTCAAATAGTGAACGTGACCAGCATGCAAAATATCAAAACATCCATTTGTAACCACTAATTTTTTATTAGTTAGAACAAACGAATCCCTCCACTGTTTTAAATTTTCTATTAGCATATTAAATCCGATTATAATACTTTTCCTTTTATCTTGTAAACATTTATCAATTTTTAATCATAAATTCTATTAAAATTCTTAAATGATTTTTTCTACACCACCACCCACACCGAAAAAAATCTGAAAAATTATGATCTGAATGCATGTTATTTTTACCCTTGTCGATAATATTTCTCAACCACGGTTTCTACAATCTTTTCTACTTTAGGTATGCATGAAAAATTTTTATTTAACGGACAGGTTTGGACTCGAAATTGAAGTATTTTCCCATGTTCATCCACATAATATTTTAAATTATTTAAACAATGTTCGAAACAGTCTCCATGCATATAAAATAATTTATAATCATCGACACCATTTCTGTAAGGATTCCAAAGCTCGTTATTAAAATAACTCGATATTAAGAAAATGTTAGTATCCGTCGTTGAAGATAATACATATGCGCTAGTCGGAAACGTAATTATCCCAAAGGATTTATTTATTAAATGCCAAATCTCACTAGAAATCTGAAATTCATTCGTAGAATCGATGTCTAATTTTCCGCATAAATTAACTCCTAGTTTCACATCCAAGTCATGATGATCTTTTTCTGGTTTGCCGAAGTTTGAATTAAGACCAATAGTGACAACCGGAATATTTTTTGCATTCAATATGTTCACCAATTCTTGCCATTTATCCTTGCCTAAATCTCTATCCTGTCCAGTTTTTCTTGGATAAATTAATATATACTTCTCAGGAAGATTAAAATTAAGTTTTTTAGGATTCGGATAAAACTCAAAATATTTTTCTTTTTTACTTAAACTTGTTTGACATAAACTTGCCGCATTATCTCTTAAATCTAGCTCTTTATTCGCTACAAATTTATAATGACCAATTTCCCAAAAATTAGGATTATCTTTGTTTTTTTGTTTTACAGATTCTCCTGTGTCATTATCGTTTATTCTCGTAAACTTATTAACGTGGGGGTTGTTTAAAAAAGGCAGATCATATGTAGAATATACGTCCACTCTTCTTTGAAAAATTTTATTTAATTTTCTAATCACCGGTTGAGTCGTAAAAGCATCACCCAGACCAAATCGTTTCCCCGCTGCTATAAGAAGCGTTGGGGTCTGAATTTTTACTCCATATTTAGATTTTAATTTTATAAACTCAGAAAACACAATAACTTCATTTTGGTAAATAGAAATTGTAATATTTTTTGAAATAGTATAAAATTTACAAAAATGAAAAAAATTACTGTCAACAAAATCCTTGCCTATTTTGTTAATTGTAAAACTATAAACTAATTCATTATTTTCATTTGTTATTTTAACAATCTGATCGTCTGAAGTGGGTTCTTTAT